CTCGTGCAGGTCGTTACCAATGGGAAGAAGTACTTCCAGTGGTTCAAGGACTGCGCCCGGGTAGTCATCGAGACCACTGAGTCCGAGTGGATGGGGTATGAGGTAGATGAAATCCGGTACGCTATTACCACCGGTGAGGAACCCGAGTTGGTGGTCCCTCCGAGTGCGAAACCTCGGAAGAACACGATGTTGTACTTGGTACCCGATGCGGGTCTATCACCCGCGGCTCTTATGCGGTACCTAAAGAAGGCCAAGTACGGGTGGTTGGTGCAGCTCGAGCCGAAGGTACAGATACTGGAACCCGTGAGTGTTGGGAATGACCTATGAGAGGCGGGACGGTGTTTCTCTGGGGACTCCTGACGGGTTTGAGTGCAATGCTCACAGGAGTAGTGTTGATTCAACAACTCTTACACGCGAGACGATCGAAGAGGCGATCAGGCATTTCCAAAGACTTTACCAACGTAGTATCTTCGAAGGCACAGGACGCCGCTATAGAGAAGATATCCGAGACAAATGCGACTTTCTCCGAAGCACCAAAGGAAACGAAGGCGGAGATAGTGAATACCCGACTTGAGAGGTTCAAGGACTAATGGATACAGATGAATTGTATGAAATGATATTGCAGTTAAAAGCTGTACTGCCTTACCTAGATACAGGTCTTGGAATAGAGGACTACCGAAGAACCGTAAGTGCTATCGCTGAGCTTTCGCAGGCGTTTACCCTTCAGCGTATCTTTCAAAAACTCGAAGAAATAAGGTCATGCCTCTAATGGCCGAAGCCGAACGCAACCAAGCAGAACGCACCGAGGACTTCAACGCCATTATGCACTTCCTCGAAAGTGACCCCATTAACGTACCCTTCCGGGTGAAACACGTAATGGCCTTCTACGCCGGGAACCTCGCAGCGAGGATTAAAAAGGCCTCGAAACCCTCGAGTCGTATCATCACCTTAGGAGACATACATGACTGAAGATTTAAACTTGAACTTTAACCTTTCCGAGGAAGACTTCCTCCAAGGTAGCGTGTTGTACTACATAAGCCGTTCGAAGACATGCGAGAAGCACTCTAAGGAGCAACTGCAAGACTTGGAATCTGCATTGCACTACATGAAAGAGCTTGTGAACAACAAGCAAACATCACTATGGGAGGTGACAGAAAATGTGGATCACTCGACGGCAAGTAATGATCGTATTGGGCCATCTCTTGCTTCTGCTCTCGATAACGAGAGCTAACGCAATCGAAGCGGTAGATGAGGGGTACTTGTATACCCCTTCGACCACGAAGCGGTGATGTCTGCACTCGATACACTCGACCTCTGTGAGGCGAAAGGAAAAGATATGGAAGAGAACTACGAAGCTATGAAGGAACAACGTGATAACGCTGTACGTGACGCGGACGCTATGGCGGACACGGTGTTAGAGCAACATAAGCAAATCGGTACGCAACAAACATGGCTTATATTCGAAACCGTCTTTATTGTAACCCTTCTTTTGATTCGTATACTTCAATGAGGTATAAACGCACAGCATGTGAATGCACTGGCTGCCCCCTCGGGGGGCAGGTGAAGGTGCATCCCAAGGGAGGCCTCGGTAGCGGTATCGCCTTCTTCGGTGCCGCCCCGGGTGCGGTAGAGGAAGAGACCCGATTACCCATAGCGAATGACATGAGTACGTATTTCTCATGGGCATGCGGGCATGCGGAGATTGAGAGATCACAATGTTGGGAGAGCAACGTAGTCTCTTGCCGTCTCCCACGGAACAACTGGTACAACGTAGACTCAAAGGCCGCAAGGCAACATTGCAAGGAAGGTTTCCATGAAGAACTCGATTGGCTTAAAGAACAAGGAGTCACCGTCGCCGTTGCATTCGGTCCCAATGTGGCTAGAGAATTCGGTATCGTCGGTGATATCGATGATATCCGAGGGTCAGTGTATGAATATCACGGACTCTGGATCATACCTACGTTTCACCCTTCACGGTTCCAACAACTCTCCTATTACAAAGAAGACGGAGTTATGCTGGATCGAAAGTACGCATGGATCTGCGACTTCCTCAAGGTTAAACGCATCGCAGCCAACGGATGGGCCCCTCCAGTGGAGGATTTCAAACTCTTCCCCAGCGTGGAGGATATCGAAAGTTGGATTGCCGAAGGCCTTACTAACAACGATGTATTCGCGGTGGATATCGAAACATCCGGGTGGTCTGACAAGGGGGAAATTGTTGTCATCGGTCTTGCGCGTTCTACAACAGATGCCATGGTTGTGCCTCTCAAGCGAAAGCACGGGTTTGATTATTTCAAATCCCCCAAGGACCAAGTTAAAATAACAGAAGCGCTTAATTTACTTTTCACCACCGGGAGGTTGATGTTTCAAAATGCCCTATTCGACGTGGGATTTCTTCGAAAGAAAGGGTACACAATTCGTTATGAAGATGTTACTCACGATTCTATGTTGCTCCATCACACTGTGGCTCCTGAGCAGCCCCACCGACTCGGTTACATCGTATCCATTTATGGAGACACTCCCTACTGGAAAGACGACTTCGCGAATCGAGGGTGTCCTATTTACGAGATGGAAGATGTTGACCTACGAACATATAATGCCCGGGACTGCGTAGTACTGCATCAAGTCCTGCAACCCATGCTCACGGACCTCAAGAGGTTAGAGGTCGAACATATATACTACGACGAAGCCCTAAAGCTCCTCGCCCCCATAGGTGAAATGATGGAAACCGGGCTCGTTCTTAACACAAGGAAACTTGATGGAATCCGGAAACAGTACAAAACTAGCCTACTCGATCTTGAACGAACTCTCCGAAGTACGCCGCTCGGTGGCTTCCCTGAGGCTTTTAACTTCGACTCATCTTCGGACCTGCAGTGGCTCCTTTACCGAAGTGCCCCCGGGAAGTTCAAGAAGCTTGCCAACCTCGCGGAGTATGATCCGGAGACGTGTAGTAAACACAACAAAGATGGCAAGGCTCGTCCGAGGAAGAAGGGTACGAAAGCCTATCAAACGTTGGTTGAAATACAATGTTTACAACAAGACACCCCCGTATTCAACCTCCCTACCGGGTTCAAACCCCGACGCACTAAAGAAGGAGCACTAAAAACCGATGAACAAGCTTGTCTTGCAGTGGATGTCGCCTTGCTACGCCGCATACGCGATATCGAATCCTTTAAGAATCCTAAGCCCAAGCACGTTGAAGAGAAAACTCTTATGCAATATCAAAGGTCATGGATTAAGCTTCACCGGGAGTACCGGGAAGTGGGTAAGATCGTGTCTACATACCTTAACTTTCCAAAGCAAAGTGATGGCAAAGTACACACGAGTTTTCTCATACATGGAACGGCGACAGGGAGACTTTCTTCTCGGGAGCCTAACTTTCAGAACCTCCCTAAAGGACGAAAGGAGATACGGTCTATCTTCACTGCTGAGCGTGGGACCATACTCGTTAGCGCAGACTACGCCAACCTCGAGGTCCTTGTGCTCGCGTATGAAACTAATGACTTACCGCTTATTAACACTCTTGAGAGCGGTGCGAACATGCACGATATCAATACCCGAGACCTCTTTGGGATCGATGAAGATGACCCTCTATGGGCTATGGGGCGTAAAGCCGCTAAGGTATTTATGTTCGGAGGTATATCATATGGTGGAGGAGATAGAGAAATCTACTCGAAGGTCCTCTTAGAGGCTCCGGATTTGGACCTGCTGCTGAGTGAATATGTAGAAGCCAAGGCTAACTGGATGCTAGCACACCCGGCATATGCAGAGTGGGCCGTAAGGGTAAAAGCCGAAGCGATGGAAACGAGGTTCACTACTACCTTCCATGGACGCAAACGCGAACTCATGGGCCGGGAGAATGATATCCTCAAGCAAGCATTGAACTCTCCCATACAAGGTGGAGCCTCTGGGGTTATCAACCCGGCCACCATACGTCTCTACGCCGCTAAGCCCCCGGAGTGGAAACTCGCGGTGCAGATACATGACCAACTCGTTATGCAGGTTCCATTGCACGAAATAGACAAATGTGTAGCTTTAATGCGACAGGAAATGGAGAGACCTGTAATAATCGGAGGCCACCTCCGGATATTCCCGGTTGATTTCGACATAGGATATAATTTAGCCTTTGAGAAGGAGACGATATGAATACTTGCGAAACCTGCGGCTATTGCAAACGCGCCTACTACGAAACAGAAGAGGCTTGGTACGACTACTGCAGCTATGCGGTAGACCTCGACTACCGAGGAGTTGATATCCTGCACCACATGGACGACAACGACAACGATGACTGTGAGTATTGGGAGGAGAAATGACGGGTAAACCCAAACCCTTCGAAGAATACCAGCTCGATAAGTTCTGGACCCCAGAACCGTGGGATGACATCATCCCCCAAGGGGGGTTCATCAATGACTTCGTGCTGAGTACTCGGGGTATTGAAACCCCCACGAAGTTCTGCATATGGAGCTCTCTTTTCATGCTCTCGAGTGCCCTAAAGCGTGAGAGCTACATCACATGGTACCCGTCACGCATTTACCCGAATATCTTCATCATCCTTGTCGGCCCACCCCGAATTGTCGCGAAGTCTACTGCGGTTAACTACGGCGAAGGGCAAGTGCTCTCCAAATTCCATAACGAGTACACCACAAAGACCATGCAGGAGATCAAACGCGCCAATATTCTCCGGAAGTCCACCCCTGAGGCCCTCTCTATCGCCCTTGCCCCGGATACCATTGAATGGGCTGACTCAAAGACCAAGAGCCTCGTGAAGGTAGAACGCGGCTCGCAAGTGTGCCTCATTATCTCCGAGCTCTCTACCTTCCTCGGGAAGCAGAAGTACAACATGGGCCTGATTGATCGCCTCACGGACCTGTATGACTGCAGGGATTCCAATGATGAGCTCACGATCTCCCGGGGCCTGCAGACATTCGAGAATATCTATGTCTCCCTTTTCGGTGCTACCACCAAGGACGGCCTTGAGAACTCCGTACCCCCCGAGGCCTTTGGCTCCGGGTTTATGTCAAGGTTAATTATCGCATACTCTGGCCCAACACGCACTTTCGCCGTGCCTCGCCCTATTACCTTCAAAGACGGCACCCCCATTGACTGGGCCCTAGAGCTTCGCCGCCGCCTCGCATGGGTAGCCGAGCGGGCTATGGGGGAATTCATCATGACCCCGGAGACTATTACAAAGTACTCCGAGTGGTACTACGCTTTCCGGAAGGTCCTGATGAAAAAGTCCGACTCGCAGATATCCCTCATGAAAACCCGCTACGACGTGCACCTTATGAAACTCATGATACTCATCCGCGCCCAAGACTACACCTACGCAATGGACGACCCTCTCGCACGTACCATCACCCCTTCCGACTTCGATATGGCGAAGTACATCCTCGACAAGACTTACGAGAACAACTTCCTCGCCATCGAAGAAGCCGCGGCTCCTGTGGGTAAAATTGGCAAGTGGCATAAGCGGGTCACCAAGATCCTGAAAGAAGGAAAAATCACCGGACGTAAGGCCCTCCTACCGAAGATGTCTTCCTACGGATGCCTCATTGCGGATATGAAAACTATCCTCACCCAGCTTTACCACGAAGGGAAGATCAAAATCTACAACGGAGACGGGACTGAACGCACTACCATCGGTACCAAAGGCACCGAAGAATACCATTGGCTTACCAAGGAGGTTACCATCAATGGCTTATCCACCAGTAATAGCAACCATCCCTCTCGAGAGAATCCGGAAAACCTACCTCGAGACGCAGAGCACGAAGGAGACAGCGAAGCTCCTCGGGATATCCCGACCGACGCTCTCTAAGTACCTCAAACTCGCTGGGGTTATCACCACGAAGGGGCGGAAAAAGGGCTCCAAAGCCACCAACCGGGGCATCCACCGTGGATGCTTCGCTCAATGGCTCCATCTGCACCCGGGTCAACCTATCCCCCGGTCGGTCGAGGAAATTGCAAAGCTTACCTCCTGTACCCATGACGAGGTGAAGAGCTATCTCTACCGAAGACGTAATCGCGAGAAGACAAAGTTTTCACATATTGATTTCATCGGGAGTACACAGGTTCTTCATGACATAAGAGGTAACCCGATTCCTATGCAGGCGGTGAGAGCCATTACCGAGGTAGTAATCGATCCCTTTACCTTCGAAGGGACCGTTACGTTGGCTCTTAACAACGGTCAGCTCAAGACCTTCACAGGCTCCTATGAGCGTATGGCTTTGATGGTTACTCCCTACTAACAGGGGCGGACATTAAGTGCAGGCCTGCTCTAACGTAGTCGCCTTCCTGCATGGCTTTCACTCCCTTCGTTATAGCTCTTAGTTCAAATGACCCCGGTGTTAGCATCTTGACAAGTTCACTTTTCGCTAAGTCGAGTTTCATCTTTCCGTCTACTACACTGAGCCCTAAGGTCTCCGCTGCGCCTTGGCGGCCTTTGTAGTTCCCCGATAGCATACTCGGGGCAACCATTAAGCTATTCGCTAACTCATAAAATGGCCCACCTGTGAAGAACATTGGGTTCCACGGGAGGAAGTTCTTGGCATCAACTCCAAGCTCTTTGTATGCTCCATAGATTAACATACTATTAGCTGTCATAGTAGCCCCGAAGGCGAGCTTATCGCTCAGGGGAGCATGCTTCAGGGTCCTCCGTATGTTGTCCACATAGTACGTCGGATACTGCCCGAACATACCGAACATCTTACCTACCACGCCCCTAAAGGCCTCTGGGGCCATGCCACTACGGTAGGGGAACATTGCCCTTTCTACGATGTGCGTTGCATACATATCCCGTGCTGCATTCCAGTTCCCTTTATCCACTAAATCCATAAGAACCGCTTTATTCGATTGCTCCATGAAGTTCACACCCGCAAGGTCCGCGAATTGATCTCGCGAGACTCCAAGTCGTTTAAACCTATCCACTGCATCCATGAATCGGCTCTCCGCACTTGCATATGACACCGCTCTGGTGAAGTCATCAGAATTGGTATACCACTGGAGCCCTTTCTTCGAGAGCTTCTGTAAGAGCCCTGTTTCGTTAAAGAGTCTATCCCCTCCTGCAAGCGGCGGGGCAGTGGTGATAATACCTTTCGCTCGGAGAGCATCAAATATCACCCCGTCTTTGTCGTTCATAATCCTCTTCAACCCTATTCGTACATTCCGGTTATCTACCAATGGAGCCAACGTGGTAAATATTTGATGCATATTTCGTATTGGTAACCACGGGCGTACTGACATTGTGGCGTTATAACCCAACATCATAGCATAGTCCACGAGGTCTTTACTCTCCGATCCTGAGAACCCCCACTTTTTCCATATGTTATTCGTGGCCTCTAAGAGCCGCTTTTCTCCACCGGTCTTTATCCCCATGACCTCTTCGAGATACGACCCCATACGTAGCGACTGTACGTAATTCCGCGGGTTACCCGAGTTGACCTTTACAAGTTCCCGCATGGCCTTGTAGGAATCCCCAATGAAGAGATCCCTATTCCCCAATGCGGCATATTTAATGAGCAACTTCACCGGGTTCTCTTCCAACACGAGGTTCTTTATCTCCCTCGAGCTTCGGGTATTCTTAAAAAACGCATTCAATGCATCCGGGACTCCGCCTTCCTTATAGAGCTCTTTTAAGAACTTCGGAGCTTCCTCGATTTCTATCCCCGGATTCTCCGCTAGCTTCCGTCGTAACTGCGGTATGTAGTTATCGATGAAATCATATTGTATATCAAACTGTCGGAAGAGGCCTTCCTTTGCACTCCCTCCCCAGAGTTCTCGGAATTTACTCGCGACCTCTAAGTGCTTCTCTCCTAACCCCATCTCCTTTGCGAGGGCTTCCCAGCCTTCCCTTGGGGTTTCCATAATCTTCCCAATCCCAACGAGTTCGTTATACGGTAAGAGCTTTCCGTTCTCCGAGGCAATGGTAGACACCAACTGCCCAACGGTCTGTGTTCGCCCCGTTGCCATACGGCGTCCATTCTCTATCGCCCTGAAGCCGTCTCGGTACATAACATCCCCACCGTGGTATACCGCGTCTTCAAATACCAACGCGGTAGGCTTTATCATTGCTGTAAGATCCGCCCACGACTCCCGGAGGCCTGTGAAGTACTTCGGAGTCTTAGCCTTGGTAGCGTCCACTGGCACTGCCCATGAAGGGATATTCGCTGGTTGCAAAATCGCATTAACAGTTGCCCCATCAATCCCCGTGAGTTCCGGTGCCCACTGAGGGGGTACAATCTTCGCGAGTTCCGCTTTGACTTGCTCGATAGTAGTTGCCCGAATACCTACTCCCTCGTCGGTATGGAGATAAAACTCCCCACCGAATACATCAAGTTGGTAACCCTTGTAACTCGCCATGTCGGATATGGTTTTATAATCCCCTTTAGCATTTTTTATAAGCGCCTTGGCTTCATCAAGGGTATCTACCCTTCCACGATACCCAACATCAGGAATGTGTACTTCAAAGCCAGCAATCCCGGAACCCTTTTGGAACGATGCTGTTGCCCCGCTCGGGGAGAGTTTAATCTTCTCTTCCACAACGTCTTTGCTAAAGTGCTTTAAGTGGTCAAGAACTGTGTGATATGAACCTACTACGGCTTTTTCTACATACTGTATCTCTGTCATTCCTGAGGCAACGATACCTACAGTGGGTCCCGTTGATGCAGGTGCATTGGGTATGAACTCCTTGTTCTGAAACAAGAACTCTTCAATGCTTCCTTCATTCCAAATAACCCGGTTACCGGAATCTAATACCTCAATAGCATTTCCTTCCCCATGCGCGAGATGCAGCCCCTCTGTCTGCCCGAGATGCGCTGCAAGGTCATCAAATGTCGTGACCTTTGCCATAACGAAGTCCCCGAGATCGTTGAGATTACTAAAGGATACTGTATCATTAGTACTATGCGCCATGACATCTTTATCCGAGATGAACTTATACACCCCGTCTTCTAATGCTATATGCCCACCAAGATGCTCTCGTGATACGTTATCCAACCACCCGGGGGTGTAGAGCCCCATCTTCCCTGCGGTGTCTGCATAGATCTCTGAAGTAAGAGTCCTTACCCCCTTGAGGTTATTCCTTTCCGCGAACTCATTGATGGAATCAATTATCTTCCCTACAGAACCTGCTTCCTCAGCGGCGCTTTGAAACCCTGCACGGACTGTTGCAAGTTCTGTATCGAGTAACTTGAGCTGGAGATACTTTCTTCCAGAACGTTCTATCTCCGTGACGTTGATGTTAGAGAGTATCGGACTCCCGGCATCCATGCTCCCGAGATACCCCTTCGCGAAGTCCTTCACTCTTCGGGCAGAGAAGGCTCCATTCTCCGGAGCAAGGATATTCGTCAACATATCAACGTTGACTTTATTCCCCAAAGAGGCCTGCCTACTCACGACTTTCCGTACCTGCATACGGTCGTAGCCTCGCCCCTTTGCGAGGGCATCTACAACTTCTACTGCCGCGGTATCCTCAATAGTCTTGATGTCTTTGATAACGAATTTCTGCACATCGTCCAGATTCCCAAACGAATGCTTTATGTTGTTTCCGAAATTCCATGTCTCGTATGCGTCATCGACTTTCTTTAATCCATATCCATGGGCGGCTAACACCATCCCGAGGGATTCGTCTGTCATCTCATCGATGTTAATTGAGCCTACTCTATCCATTACCTTGAGGGCATTTCGGCTAGACACCAGTGTGTCAAATATTTCTTTCGGTAGGAGCCCCATTTGCGCGGGGTCGATATCTTGCAGGAGGTACACTCTTCGAAGCATATCATCTACCTGCTGCTTCGGGAGGTGTTCCATAATTATCTTATGATTTCCCCAGCCTTTGAAGTTCTTACCAAAGCCCTTCAGCATTGGCAAAACGATACCGATCCCGACGTTGGCTATGATGTCTCCTATGAAGTAGTCTCCAAAATAACTCTTTGCATTTGCGGATATGTTCTGCCAAGTGGGCTCTTTCTCGAGACCGTTCATACTATCAAGTATTAGTTCCCTTGAGGCCCCCATCACACCACCTGCAGCTGCGTGGGCTACATCAACGCCAAGTGCCCCAAGGCGCAGCATCCTTGAACCCTTTGTGGCTTTCATAGCGGCCTGTGCTGGCCATGAGAACAACTTCCCGAGACCAACCGCACTTGCGGGGGTAAACCCCACTCCTACTGCGTACATCGCAGCGATTTCCCCAAATTGCGCTGCAAATCCCACTGCTCCCGCCATAGTCCGAGTGCGTCTCGCAACCTTTGCGTCTGTTTGCACCACGCTCTGGAAGTAATCTGCTACCTTCGCTTCTTCAGCTTTCCCAAGGCGTGTGAAGTCATGTCCAATTCCTACATAGTTCCCTACAGTGTTTAGGCCTTTATCAAATAACGGGGCTATAAGCTGATTGTCTATAAAATTTACTAAAATACTCTGCGTATTTGCTGCTCGTCTCACGATGAAGTTTGTTGCTACCTTCATCGCTTCTTCATCGCCTGCTGTAGCCTTTGCCCCTACATCCGCTACCAGCTTTGACATCTCCGGATTCGCCATCACTGGGGGGGTGAACACCGCATCGTTAAAAACTTTGCTCTTCACCTCAGGCTCTAAGGCTCCCCATTCGGGGATACTCGGTAAGTACTGAGCATAATACGCTGAGCGTAGTTCTGTCTGATCCTTATATGAGAGATTTCTAAATCCCGGATCAGCTTCCATTGCTTGTAGTTGATCTGGCATGTTGACTCCTTATTGCCCTACATTAGTAAGGTATCGTTCTTGAAAAGCCTTAGCTGCTTCGCTTAGTTGTTCTGCATTCGCGCTTGCCTGCTCTGCGGTAGCCGTAGCTCCTGCAGACTTCACTCGCAGATCAAACGTCAAGAGATTCGCTGTTTTCCGGAAGGCTTCTATGTTCAAGAACCCACCAGTTTTGAACTCTTCTGAAGTCAATGCAAGCTCAGGGACCGCTCTCTGCATAAGAATCATGAGTTCATCATATTTCGCGGTGAAAAGTTTATCAGTCAAGAGCGCCTTAGCGTCTTTTTCTCCCATGTAAGTTTTCAGGAAATCCCATTTGACCTCAATGATATTCGCCATAGCGCCATTCTCAGAAGCTACCGCTTGTGCGTAGTTCGCTGTCTCTTGCGCTGCAAGGGTTGCGTTGAATTGCTCGTTCGCGAGATCAATACGTCCCTGCTCCACTCGTTCATCTGAACGCCGTTGTTTCTCAAGTTCTGTAAGGCCCGCTTCGAAAATCTCCCTCCCGTCAGGGCCATAAAACCCCGCTGCCATAGAAGCAGCGATACCATCTGGAGTGAGTGCTGCTGCGAGTGCTGGTGCGAGGTTATTCATATACGCCTGCTTACGTTGCTCGTACCCACCGCGGGTAATACCTGCTTCCTTAATGGCTTCCTGCAGGGCCTCTGTTATATCAGTACGTCCATTACTTTCCTCAGCGATTTCATTTGCTGCTTGGTCAATCATAACATATCCAGTACCAAGACTCTCCCCGGAAGAGGCGTTGTACTGTTGCATATTTTTCTCAACGGCTCTTACTCCGATAGACTGCCCATGAATCGCACCACGATAAAGGTTCGTCTGTAAGCCGTTTTCCATCGCTTCTACTTCTGCCATGTTTTCAGGCAAGATAACCGTCATCCCTCCGGGAGTTCTACGAAGATTAAGTCCTTCACTGTTAAAAGCCTTCGCAGCCGCTTCAATACGATTCCCGAGAGCGATGGCTTCTGGGGAGAGTTGGATACTCTCTCCCGAGCCTGTGGTCCACTTTGGATCTATTGACCCATCTTCATTTGTGATAATTCTTTTAAGGAATTCCTGTACAGAGTCGGTAAAAGTATTCGTATCCCCCGGAGTAACCATTGACCCATATAGAGTTGAATGGGCTCCAGTAGTTTTCTCTATTGCCGCTTCGGTTTTATCCGCAAGGGGCGCAGAAGGAGGAATTTCTTTCGTCGGTGTGATAGGATTCCGAATTGCTAATACTGGAGGGGTAAAAGGTACTTGCACTCGGGCGGCGCTTCGTAAGTTGTCTGAGGGTTTAAGGTCTGTAAAGTCTCCTTGTTGTAAAGCGGGAGGAATAGGTTCTTCTGGTGCAGGTTCTGGTTCAGCTTTGAGGGCTCTATTAAGCTCATTTGCTTGACCTTCAAGGGAATCACTCCCCCAAAGGGGGACTTCTGGAGCCTGTGTACGGTTTGCAAGGAATGCTCTCGCACTCTGCTTCCACTTATCACCATATGCACCATCTGCGGCTTCAGTAACATACGAAGGGTCTTCATTATAGATCTGACTCCACGGCATTCCATTCGGCCCAAGGCCGCCATTACCTTGCCCTGCGACAATGGAGTTTACCTCTTCAGAGGTGGCTTCAGTATTCACTACCAATGGAGCTGATGTCGTAGGTTCAACTTCTCTTTGTACGATTCCTTCTGCGCTTACTTTATTCGGGTCAGTAGTAGCCACTGGGTCAACTGTTGCTGTTGTCGTTGTTGCTGATGGATTCGCTATAGAATCTCCTGTATCCGATACCCCCGCAGCGACTGCAGCTTGATGTTGGCGATTTGCGATAACTAGTTCATCCGGATGAAGTATTGCAAAATTCCTTTGCATGAACTTCACATTATCTGAAGAGATATTTGCCACAGCAGACTCAAGCATCTCTGGAAACATCTTAGGATCATACCCTCTAAGAGTCCATATTTCCATAAGCTGCTTAGCCCCAACAGGATCAGCGGCTGCTATTGCAACACTATGGTAAAGTTCTGTCACCAAGGTTGCTCTTGCGCCAATCTTCCTCTCGAGAGCTTCATCGTCATATATATTCTCATTCAGTACTTGAATCGCAGCATTCGTTTCTGCATTCTGCACATTCGCACCAGCGTTCTTATTATCAATATCCAATTCTCGACTACGCTGGCCATAAGTCATTAAGAACTCTGAGTCTCTCCGTGCCATTGAGGAGTTGAATTGATCCTGCTGCTGCGCGAGTTGATCCCGGAACTGGGATTCATTCTGCTTCAAAGACTGGGCATTCTGGTACGACTGATTCATTGTTTTAATAGAGTCATTCAATTGGCCCCAACCCGCCATCTGCGCCTGTGCGCTTCCTTGCATAGCGGCTAAAGCTGTTGCGACATCATTCCCACCGCCGATTACATTAGTTCCTGCCATTGTTTTATCTCCTTATTTTCCACTGGTAAGCGAAGTTGTAGGGGTTGTTGAAGCTACTGTAGCTGCTGAAGACACCCCTGAAAAAAGAGAAGAAAGCAACCCAGTAATATTTGAGTCGAAGCCACTCGCAGCTCCAGAATTTATCCCCACCGCATCTGGTAGAGAGATATAATTCGGATTCTCAGTGTATGTTGGGTTGTAGTACTCCTGCTGCCCAAGGCCTGCTATGTTACCAAGTATCCCGCTCTGGTACCCGAGTTGGTTTTGTTGGAATCCCTGTGCTTGGTTACCAAGTACTCCAGCGTAATTCGTAAAGGAATCATTCATTGCCTGCCCAACACCTCTTGCAATGTTTTGCTGTGCCCCTCCGGAGTAGAAGGCGTTGTTAGACGAATAAAGCCCTCCAGTGATATCCGCAGCTTCTTCCCCTACTTGCAGCATGAATTCGGGTAATGGAGTACTCGAATCGAGTAAATCCGCAAATCCCCCTGTTGCAGCATTACTCGCTGCATTCTGTCCACCATCTTGAAAAGCGCTATTAAGAGTGTTAAACACCGGATCTGTTTGCTGATTTACATTAACTGCGCCTGCTGCGGAACCTACTTCACTATAAGGGTCAACTGTACCTTCTTGGCTTCTTGTAAGCCATGTTCGAAGCGCTCCAAACAGGTCATCTTGCTTAAATGGGGTATCCCCGCCGAAAAAACTAGAACCGCTATCACTGTTACCGCCCATGAAACACCTCCTCTCGTAATATCGAATACATATCCACATCCCGCCACTGTCCGCGGAGGAATGCTCTCTGCCGGAGGGTCCCCTCATGGGTAAACTCCATCTTATCAGTAATAAACCTCTTCACCGCCCTCTGGAAGCTGTACAGCATCGTCTCTACCCGCTTTAGGTCGAACTCTATGAAGAGCCATATGAGGGCCGCCTTAACGTCCTCAGCGTGTGCTGAGAGCTTGTGGTCGGTAAAGGGTAAGTGTACTTCCGCCCTCTCTCCCGGTACAATATGCTTCGCGATCATGTACCCATACGGGGTCTCGAGTATAATCGAATCCTCCGCAAAGAAGTCCTCTGTAAACTTCGCGGGGTCTGCGTAGTTATCACTCCCGAGATACCAGCAGAACTCCTTGAGGTCCTCCCATATACGCCCGAGCTTCTCCCGGTCAAGGGTAAGGAATGTGATCCCTTCAGGTAATTCCATGCTATCTTCCTTGTACCTCATCACCGAGGGTCTTGTATGTAAGCCCAAACCCGCCCAATGTGTATGGCTCGTGCTCTTCCCCAGCGGTGGTTACGATTTTAATTCGAATTGCTGCCCCGGTGAGCCGAAAGTTCACTGCCGCTTCGTCTTGTTCCGCAGCAATGGAAAGAGTCCCGAGGGATTTCCAATTTCGCCCTTTATCTACTGATGCAGTGAGGATCAGATTCAAAGTCGGTTCACTCGCCCCAAGGGGGGCTTCTAACTCAAGAGAGAACTCTGTCCAGATTTTCCCTGTATCGGGTATATCCATATCCATATCACCGGTTTCTACCTCACCCGCTACTCCGGCAACACCACTATCCGCATCTGAGGAACCCGTATCGTCTTTGTAGTAGTACAACTCTGTGGAGTTGCTGAAGAACAATTGCTGATTCCACGCGGCTTCAACAGTGATGTCTTCCCATGAGTCGAAGTAGGTACTGAATCCTGCCCATGTATCAGGGCTAATGCTATTATCCAGAGTGTCCCAAGAAATTGACTCCGTAACAGTATCGGTACCTATGAAGTCCGCATCTCGAAACTCATTACTCCACGCCTTCGTTTTCCAATTAAACCTCCAGAGCTCTTCAATGGAATTACCAGAAACGGGGATTCCGAATATTGCCGTGGAGGTAGAGTAATCCGTTACCGCCCGCACGGTGGTGGCGCTCTGGGAGATCCTCTTCACCAACTGCTTCGTAACCGGGGTGCCTATAGGCTCCACCCCGCGTTGTGAGAGGAAGTACACATCATCTTGGCCTATGAAGAAATGCCCATCGAAAAACGGGGTCACCGCATGTGGGGTAATCACTCCCATGCCCCCAGTCTCGAACTTCGTAAAGGCATAGGGAACTCCGGGTAGGTTACTCGGTTGCCCGAGCCAAATGGAGTCTGTGAAATACGCTACAAGAAATTGGCTCATAGGCATGAGACGTCGAATTGCCCCGAAGCCATAAGGGAGGTTCAAATAACTTGCTGCGTCAAAGGTATCGAGATTCCCGATACCGAAGTCACTCCATCGTATCTGTTGTCGGTAGCGGTTATTCACAGTGCCGCCTAAAGTCCCCCCTGCATCATTAATATCCGCTACCCAGAGGCGGTCTTTGAAATACGTTATCGCATAAGGGCAATAGGTATCTGTATTAAGTAACCCCCATGAGTCCTTGGTGAATACCTGAATAGGCCTCTGGCCATCCGTGAGGTACAACTGATCATTCACATTCACCGGGGTTGCAATGCTTGTCGCTCCAAGGGAGCGATATATCTTATATGTAGCATTTGTAAGACCATTATCCGGAGCAGTCGCGAGTATAAGCTCAGTGTCACTAGAGACGGATTCAATGATATGCGTTCTCACTACTACTTCACTACCGACGGTAGTTACAGTATCCTCAGTAGTTTCTACAGTTCCCGCAGTATCTCCATCTATCCAAATCCGATCTCCTGCGAGTACCCAATTCGTGAGAGTCTCCCATGCGGGGCTAGAATCTCCCCCAATAACCGTTGTAGTCCCATTCGTGGTTACATTCCCATCTGCATACGTCCAATCAATCGGAGTGATCTCCCCAATAGAAACTGAATACGCCTTACGACGGTCGAATAACAAGGTATAACTCGCACCCGTGACAGCGCGTACTGTGTAGAGCCCTTGTATCGGCCCGTAGTCCACACTCCATGTACCATATTGCGTCGTTGCTGGCCGTCGCCGAAGCCCATACGGCTGTGGGATAAACCCCGTGATGTTCTTAAAACTCCCCTCTGGCATCTGCATAGAGGATACATCATTCCGGATACCAAGATTCAGAGGTCGGATGTACTTCTTCTGCTTCTTCGCTGGAACAAAGCTCTGACTACTCGGCATGTGCGTCTCGATTAAGTTGCACGGCTCGTTTGCCGATATAAGCAGTAGTCACCGCACCAGAGAGAGCTATGACTTCCCCGAGTGGGAGGCTGATTCTAGAACCCAATGCTGTCATAACTACCTGCGCGACAAGCATCACACTCGTAAGAACGAGCCAAAATACCGTCAATCTCCATGTTCTACTTAGTGTTTTATTTTTCCACGTTTCTTTTCTTTTGGTCGTTTCCATGTTTCCCCCTTATAGGAGAGTCTGTCGTTAATAATAGGTACACGATCCAACGTGAAGGCCCCATCATCATTAAACCACGCTACCCCAAAGCCGTATTGCCAACCGGAAGGCGCACCGCGGAGATATTCTGGTTGTGCGTCAGAGAGGCAACCGAGTCCCCAGCCGGAGACCTCACGGTTTGTTGCCCAGTGGACCTCGCTCCAGTACGAGCGTCTATGGGTGTGGCCGAATACCACATTCGCACTAAGCTGCTTCACATGCTTCCGTGCGGGGTACAACCCCGCCCACCAGCCATGGCAGAGATACAGGTCACCAAGCTTCACTGGTTGGGCCTTTAATGGATACCACTCGATCTCTCGGGCCTTTAGTACCTTCAAATTCTCTATCTCTATAAGGCCCTCTACCATCGGTGCGGCCTCTACATACCTCTCTACCCTCTCATCATGATTACCTTCCAGTATCATTACCCGAGTTGCGTGGTCCGCATACCACGTGAGCTCTTGCTCTATAACCTCAAGGTCCCCCTTGATCCGGAGCCCTTCGTTTAACTTCGGTTTCAATTTGTTAAACGAAGAGATGTAGGAGAAATCCCCTACATCCCCTAAGTGGACTATCATATCCGGCTGGAAGTCTTTTATGAACTCTTTCGCCAAGTCATACGCCCAGTGAAAAGGTTGTCCGTGTACAAAGTGCGTATCAGATATGATAACACACGAACGCATTTAGGAATCCTGCAGTATGCCGAGCGCCTCAAAGGATGTCATATCATTAGCTGTCCAGCCAATGGTTTCAGAGTGGAGGATCTCGTCTTCGGAAAACTGGAATTCGGGTAACTCCGCATTAGCTTCTACCTCGCCTGCTTCGTTGTAACGTTCCCAGAACCCGCTCCAACCCGCATCCCCTTGCTGGAGATTATCCTTCTCGGGGGCTTTAAACTCTGCTACGAGATCCTGTCGGATAGCCTCAAAGACTTCATTCGCTTCTTTCGCGGCTTTGCAGTACTTCTTTGCATTTATAGCCTTTTTCATCTTTTTCCAACTAAGCCCCGAGAGCTTCACCAACGTCGTCTGTGCAGTGTCTAATTCAATACAAGTCATTTAAGAACTCCTATAATTTTGTTTTTCTAACTGTCCCATCTGCAATTTGCCGCCCCTTGATGGCGTTCTGAGTCACCATGCCATCCTTGGTTCTTTGTGCGAATCGTACCCCCTACATGTTTCCAAGATTTCCCAACTTGAACCGCTGAAATAGCCTCCTTGCTAACTCTAAATTGTTTAGCAAGCTCTTCTATACTTAAAACACTCAAGAAAAGCAACTCTATGGTTTAAAGTCCTTTGCCTGCCTGCATATGCATTCCATCAGGCGGTAACCAATCCCCACCCCATATAAAACCACGTTTTTTAAAAGCATTGGCGATTTCTATAGGCATATGAGACTCCATTCTATAAGGCCCTAAATGTGGGTTAATATCTACAGCGGCTGCAAAAGCATGGGCAGATATTCTTCCCGAATCCCCTCTCTGCGGGCGGAAGTTGAAACAACCACCCCATTGATTCATATCGTTCTCCATAATATACTCTCTTCCGAGTTCTTGTTCAACCTCCTCAAGGGCGTCAATGACGGAGGGCCCGATTACCTTATGCATATAGAGATATGTGATTTCCCGGTCAAGGTCCCATGAGAGCACCATCGGAAAGGGTGAGGGGAAGAACTCGAGATTCTTTATCGTCCAGTCAACACTTGCGCCATCCGACATGAGATCTCTCGGGTCGCCATATATTTTGAACCAATCGTCCTTATGGTATGGGGTTTTGCCTAGCTTTATCATCCTATTACCTCTGCTGCGTTGGTGATTATGTTTAATAAAATATCTTTCGGAATGAAGTTCACTGCGAGGATAAGAAGCACCAATGCCACGATCCATCGTGCAATAGGGACTCCGACTTTGAACAATACCTTCACCCAAGGGCTCTCACCTTTTAGCATTTCTACAAACCGGGTGTCCAACACAGACATCCATTTAGTGATGTCTTTAATTTTATCCCGGAGACCGTTGGTGATGATCGCGTGGTCCTCGGCTTGGACCTTACGCATCGATACAAGTTCTTTATGGAGCCGTTCGAACTCTGGCTTACAGACACTATCATACATCGCTTTCTCCTCTTTGGTCATTGGTGTACTCCTCTGTGATGTGGTTACCAATTATGTAATTCTCAAACGTCAACACTTTTGCCCCATGCAGGTTGCATCTTGAGCAACACATAAAGCCGGTTTAATATGGTATCTGCTGGCTCAAGTGTTTTCTCAATCTCCACCGGGTCACCATCGACCTCACGTTCCAGCGGAGCGCTTTCTTTACCGTCAATGGTTTCGGTATAGGTTTCTGTTTCAGTTGGAACAACTACCAATTGCACATATGTGGTGAGGTTACCTGCCCGAACTGGCGGACTGCCTTTTTCCCGGTCTGCAGCGTCTACATATGCGTATGTAGTAATGTGCACGCCGTTGCCTTCAGCGCTCCACGAGTAATTACCTATCCTGTGATATGCCACTGTGAATCTCTCATTGTCAATTGTCTTCGTTAATAGTAATGCCATGTGGTTCTCCTTTAGTTCTTGTATTCCATATAGCCCTGATATAGGCTTATCGTATTCGTCGCCGCCTCGCTCGCCCATTCTGCCGTGAGTGTTACGTCCATGTCGGCGGTCGTGTCTATTGCGGCGACCGCTATGATTGCTTGCGTTGCCTCGTGTATCTCTATATCGATATGAACCGCCCTTGAACCACCGGCCCCTATAGTCCGCTGCGTAGCGTTTGCGTCAATGTGCCAATGCGAACCGACTGGAATCTTTTTCAATGCGGGGGTGAGTGTGGTGACCGTACTACCACCGACCTTGATTCGTAACGTCACCTGATCTCCGGCTGATGATGAATCACCATTCGAAATGATACCATCAGCATGAAACTTAAAAAGATTCCCGGCTACTAAACTATTTGCATTCATCACCGCTGTCCACATCGTAGTCTCATCTGTGGTATCCGCAACGGTTACCGTCGCTACGGCTACGTCAGACGTTCTGTCTATAGCCCTTCGGTGTAGGACGTTCGTGATATAAAAGCGCCCATCGTTGAACTCAACGCTACCAACCTCGGGTGTTGTAAGTGCGGTTCCGGCTGTGAGTTTCAGTGGTGGGTTAGTTGTTGTCCCGGCTGCAAGATGAGCAAGGGCTGTTGGGTTAGCAGTCCCTATCCCTACGTTGCCGCCTTTCAATATCGTCATTCGTTCTGTGTTGTTTGTCCAAAAGGACATATCGATGTTTTCAATTGCTCGTAGGTAGACTTCGCTTGCGTCAATACCAAGCCATGCACCGTCAGCTATAGTTGCCCCGTAGGAAGTGTTGGTAAGCTGGATACGACCGTCTGAAGCCGCCCCGTGAACTACAAGTATGTTTGCAGGATCATCACTACTCCCGATGTTCACTGAGCTGTAGAACTTACCTACCCCCGCAACATCCAGCGTCCCAGCAACATCCACCCCAGCAGCCCCCGCAACAAGCCCATTAGCAAGAGCATCGGAGGTTACCTTGAATTGGACATCATCAGTCGCAAGGGTGGTTGATACTACAAAATCCGCAGCAACTGTCACTGATCCAATCGTTAAGGAACCATATCCTATTAAACCGGCTTGGGTATTACTTCCCATTCCATAATCACCAATTCGAAAGTCCCAAGAATTCTGGTTATCTGCTGACGCTCCAGCAAGTGTCCGTTCTAAGCGCATTGGTTGATTGCCCGGAACAGTTCCATATGCTTGAACATGTAGTGCGTTATATGGAGCGTCTGGGCGGTTTCCTAAGGCTACTTTACCAGTTGACGATAGCAAAAATACACTAACATTACTTCCATTCGTAAACCCAAGCATACCACTTGGATTTGCGAAATACCCTAGTTGCCACTGCTTAACGTCATTCTCTTGAAACTCAAGTAACGAATTCCATCCAGTTTTCCCATTCATGACCATTATTGCATTGCCATCTGGATTTTTGATTTCTAACATCTCTGTCGGTGAAGTTTCACCTACTCCAAGGGTCCCAGCAACAACCGTATTCCCTGTAGCAGCAGCGACTGTGAATTTGTCGGTGTTGACGGAGAAGTCATCGACCACATTCAACGCACCCGTGAGGCTAACCGAGGTCCCTACAAGCGCCAACGTCCCTGCACTTGTGATATCCAAGGCCCCACTAGTCAGGGTCTCTATTGACAGCGCAGCACCGGTTACCGAGACATTCGATGCTAGTACGCCATCGATAGAGAACGACCCCGAGTCCATTGTAATTGGCTTTGTAGCCGTCGCAGAAAGATATATCCCACCTGCATCAGCAATTACCCTTATTGCGTTATCTGCTGTACCCGTTGTCGCTCGTAATGTAGCTTGTGTGGCACTCGAAATAATGATTGGGCCTGAATCTGAAGTCAAGTTTACAGCGGAAAACCCCCCATTCGCAGAAATACCAACAGCCGTGGCTGATGAGATAACAACATCTCCACTAGTAAGAGTTGAAAGAGTTAAATCAGCTCCTGTTACAGATACATTTGAATTCCCAATACTATCGATGGAAAATGACCCAGAATCCACTGTAAGCAAGGTGCCATTGATATTTGTGGCCCCTGTGGAGGGGGTAACTATGAATTTATCCGTGTCAACTGTGAGAGTTCCAGTAACCCCTAGGGTACTTGATAACGTCATAGCCTCTGCACCGATAGTACCAGTTAACGTGGGGCTCGCGCTCATTACCACATCACCTGTGCCTGTCATGGTGTTGCTAACGAGGGTCTTTGTTGCATTGGTAAACACCGGTAAGGACGCCGTGAGGGAGGAAATGATCGGAGCCACCGTGAGGGTAACAACTCCTGTAAAGGTAGAAGTCCCCGTGATAGTGAGGTTACCCCCCACTGCGAGATCCGTTGCTATCGCAAGGTCCCAAGGGGAGATAAGGGTAAGCGTTGGCGCAGCATTGCTCTGCGCGTCATCGAAGTTCCATGCATCAAAGGGGTGGTAGTATGGGGACTGTGAGAGGAGATCAATAGAACTCGCACGGATATCGGGGGTAACCGAGTCTCCTACTACATCTCGTTCACCGAATTTGAGATCTGGCATGAGGTTATACCTCGTACCAGATGGTTATCCAGCCGCGGTTGTACGATGTTGAATCGAAAGCAGTTGTGTTAAAAGCACCAGATCCTGCTAAGCGAATATTTGTGGAATCAATATCAACAATACTTAAATCGTCACTGCGCGGAGCAGGATAACGATCAGTATCGGTATCATTTCTAATGATAAAAGTCGCTGTTCGAATATCTGTCCATGTTAATCCATGCGCTACTGATACAGTTGTAACTGAATCTATAGGCCAATCACCGATATCTATAACCTTACAAGCAAGCTTCGTAGTACCTGCATCGAAAGAAAGCGAAGTCGCGTTAAAAACTTGTGCGGTACTCCATGTAAGAGCACCATCAACAGTCACAGCCCCTAGGGTACCGCCATTAATATCAAAAGCAGAACCCTCGATTTCTACCGCACCGGCTTCGAGTTTCTTCCCGAGTGTGATCTTCTCATCAGCATTTGTAGTTACAAAAGTGAGGTAGGAATTTGCAGCCTCCTTAACGGTAAACGCAGCCGCAATGTTGTCGTCCAACGCGATGTTAATAGTATCCCCATCGGCAGATAGCGAATCAAGTGAGATATCTCCTACTTGCGTGATATCAGTATCTCCGAAGTTCACTCCTCCATTGAATTCAGCAGCACCTGTTACCGTAAGTGCGTCGGAAAGGGTTATTGATACCCCACCGATGGTGCCGGTCAATGTGGGCCCATCTGCACGTACAACATTACCTGTACCAGTTGTAGCAACCGAGACAAGTCCATTAGTGGCATCAGTAAAGACTGCCCGAGACGCTGTTAACGACGAAAGCACCGGTTGTGCCGTGAGTGTAACAATCCCCGTTAATACAGAAGTACCATCCACCGTGAGAGTCCCATTTGTTTGAATGTTACCTGTGGTCGCAATAGTTGCACCTGTGTCGCCATACCCACCGCCTACTTCGACAGACGTAACACCTGAAATAGTACCACCAGTGATATCAAAATTGGACCCTTCAATTTCCACCGCACCTGCTGTAAGTTTTTTTCCGAGAGTAATAGTCTCCCCTGCATCAGTAGTAACGAAGGTAAGATACGCATTAGCCCCTTCCCCAATAGCGAGAGCTGCCGCAATGTTATCAGTGAGTTCAATAACAACACCTGTAGCCCCATCAGCAGAAATCGAGTCAAGTGCGATATCTCCGACATTGGTGATATCGCCCTCAGTAACAGAGAGGCTCGTTAATGTTCCAGCTCCAGCCCCCAGAGAAGTAAACAAACCAGCAGCGGCTTCTCCGTCACCAATAGGCCCCGGAGTGGACATCTTTGCGACAAGATGCGAAGGAAGCACCACAAGAGGTCCAACAGTTCCGGAATCAGCAGCACCTGTGACACTCTCTGTTTCTGTCGCGAGTTCCACAATACCAACAGCGATGGCGGATGCATTATTTACCCCACCAACCACAAGAGCAGCGATTTCGACATCAACATACCCTTGCGTAACAAGTTTATCATTATCTGACGCACCGCTTGGGGTTATAGAAGCTACCGAAGTGGTAGCACTATTAATTGTAATATCAAGATGGTTTGCAGTGCCCCAGTCAAGGGTATTATTTGTTGTCCCAATGGTACTTGTGGTTGTAATCGCACCAGTAGCTAATGTAGCAACACCCGTTATACCTCCAGCGGTTACAGAAAATGTCCCGTCAGTTATAGTACCACCACTAATCGTCCCAGTAGTTGTTATCGCACTCGCTCCGTTGTTAATTGTCCCAAATCCAGATGTTATTGAACCTGAATCAAGTGCGCTAACTGTTACAAGCCCAGCAAGGGTAGTCACCGCAGGATGGGTAACTGTAGAGAGTGTACCAGTCAACGTTGTACCACTTACCGTGCCGGTGGTAGTTATATCACTTGAGCCATTGTCGATAGCTCCAAAACCACTAGTTATAGAACCACTATCTAATGCCCCAACAGTTACTACATTCGCAACAGTAGTTATACTTGCTTGAGTCGCACTCGTAACTGTTAATGCGGTTCCAGAAGCGTTTCCCGTCACATTACCTGTAAGAGGCCCATCAAACCCTGTAGCAGAAAGAATTCCTGTAGTGGCCGCATAAGTTAATCCAGCATTAGTCTTAATAGCTAAATCCCCAGTCGCGCTATTAAACATCGCGATAGAAGAAGTTGCATCAGTAGAAGCTGCAACAGTGATAGTCGCAGCAAGAGTTGCTGTATCCGCATTACCAGTAACTGCCCCAATAAACGTAGTGGAGGAAATTGAAACTCCTCCTGTGTATGTTCCAGCAGTGCCGCTGAAGGTTCCATCTGATAGCGTACCACCTGTAATAGTGCCTAGAGTCGTTATCGCACTAGAGCCGTTGTCTATTGATCCAAAGCCAGAGGTGATTGATCCTGAGTTTAAAGCCCCGACAGTAACGACATTAGCTACTGTGGTGATACTTGCTTGGGTGGCCCCAGTAACAGTTGCTGCAGAACCAGAAACATTCCCAGTTACATTACCTGTTAACGCACCATCAAACGCAGTAGATGATATTGAAGTCGCCCCCGTCACAACCCCTGCATCAATACTTATCGTCTCATCAAGGACAATAGCACTCCCGGTTGTAGGAGTTATAACAAGCGCCCCAGAGGTTGTATAAAGGGTATTTAAATGCAACCGGATATTAGTGGCAATCAAGGTCCCTGCACTCACAACACCATCAAAGTTCGTAGTAGCTGAGAACGTCTTTGCCCCGGTAATGGTCTGTGTGCCCGCAATGGTGACGAACCCCGTAGGCCCAATAGCTTCTTCCCAGCCAGCAGACCCGGAAGTCCCGTTATGAATGTACAAAGTACTCTCGTCGGTTGCCCAAAAAAGTCTCCCTGCGTCTTGTGCAGAGAGCGTCGTGGTAGTGCCTCGTGCGCGATAGGCAGGAAGGTTCGCTACCTCATCATACCATATAATCGCAGACCCTTCCCTATGCCACCAGTCGGCAGCTTGGGCACCAGAGGACTCAGTAGTATCACTCCATATAATATGCTCATGCTGAATCCGTGCCTCAACGTCTGCACGGGTTTCACGAATGCGGTTATCCCCTTCCGTTGGGGAATCCGTCCCGAGAGGCTTTTTTTTAAAATCTGTGTCCCATGTAGCCATTGTGCGTTATCTCCTTATCTTCCCGTAGGTATTTATGCGGTCATTAGAAAACATATATGTCCCTACAAGCTGCCGCATGGTGTCTATGAAATCGTGCTTAGCCGCGTATGCATCCTGTAAGCCCTGTGCCCGCATGTAACCCCACCAACGACCCCAGAGGGCAATCGCATAGTGGTACATCTCAGGAAGCTCGGGTATGTCCGTACCGGAACTCAATTCCGCGGGCATTCGGACGTATTCCATCCGATACCAACGGGAGTCCTCAGAGGTGTAGTTAAAGCGGATTTTATCATCTTGGAAGAGGTACTCAGTAGGGTTACCAAAGGTAGTGAGAAGGGTAATGAAGTTCTCTGTTCTAGAGGATCTCTCCACTTCGAGTGATTCCTCCATATCATACAACATCTGGGGGACAACGAATCCAGTAGGTTTCACCATGTTGTAAGTAGTACTCGTCTCGAGATCTATGAAGTCCTTGGAGAGCTCATAGGCCTCAGTAGTGGGGGCTGTGCCGAGGGCCTCGTTGAGGGTGCAAGTCAAAGTAGAAGCAGTGTAATCCATAATACGTCGTGTGGTACCACCGACCTTTATGGTCCAGTCATTAAAATCATCATCGGAAGTACCGATAAAGTCTGCTGCCGGGAGGACCACTGTAAGCGTTGTCCCTGTATCGTCGAGCGTCCCTGAAGTGTAGTACGTCTGAAACAACGTGGTATCCGTTTGTTTCGGGTACCGGAGGCCAATGCCGGTTGACGGGTCACGCCATGTGGCAACAGTGCGTAGCCCATTGTTCACAGCCCGCGTGAGCTCTGCGTCATACCCATCCGTAACGTTGTACAGGTCACTCTGCTCCCCAGTAAGGGTCCATATGTCTAGTTGGATCTCATCTAAGGTCATCTAGACCCCCTATTCGAACATATAATAGACTTGCCCGTTATCAATGGTATCAGACTCAAGTCCTATCAACCACCGATTCCCAAAGGGCCATTCGATATCTCGAGCGAGGTTTGTACCTGCTTTAAGGGCAAGTACCGTGGCCCCTGTACCATCTTTGATAATGAGGTCATCCGTAGCCCCAGTTGCTCCATCCCAGTAAAGATGTCGAATAAGCACAGTCTCCGGTATGTTATCTCCATTCGTTGCATGGAGTACTCCAAATTTCGTTGCAGCAGTAGCCATTATCAGCCTCCTTCCTTAATACCACCAGTCCCGGGTGGGTCTAGGTAGTGTTTGAATCGAATACAATATGGGCCACCGTTGACGTAGACGATTTGGTCTTTCGGGTAAGTGAACCCGCATATCAAGCAGTTGTCCCATTCCTTCCATGCGAAGTTCTTATCGTTGGCGAACTCCGCTTCATACATTATAACCGTTTCCTCATTACTTGTCTTGGACTTCTGTGTGAGGTGTTGGGGGATTTCGCGTTCTTCGTTGTACTTGAGGTCTTCTCTAGCCATCGGGTTTGTCTCCTATCCGGAACTCCCAGAATTTCTGATGGCCCAGTTTGATACTCGGGTCACACCAGATGTCAAAACCCTTCTCACGGACATCTTGGGAGAACACAACATCCTCACCCATGAAAGTCTTAGAGATTACATGCGTTGCAGTGTGGAACCACGGCCAGTCAAGGGCCTCTATGACCCCTTGTTTAAGGAGAATAAACCCACCACCAACGAAGTCAACCTTGAAAGGTTCGTCAAACATCTCATCATATTGCCAGTTATACCAACGAATACCCTGTGCATCGTCACTAATCATGCCGACAGAGCAGTAACCATCAAGGCCGAGAACATAAGGCCCGACTACTACATCACGATCTAAGCGAATTGCTTTTGCGATGTCTTCTGCTCTCCAGACCATATCACTATCAAGCATGAGGATGTAGTCGTATGGTTTCCCTGCAAGGGGTCGTGGTGGCATGGCTTCCGCTTCTGCAGCAAGTGCGGCAGTACGTGCAGTGTAGATATTCGCAGATCCATTCCCGCTGAACATAACCTCAATACCGTGCTGAGCACAGTAATTAATCGTATCTACCATCGATTCCACATATCCTTGTGAGAACTGCCTTCCGGGGGTGACCAATGCTAAAGTCATAATGTTTTCCTGTAAGTAAATAAAGGGGCCGTGAGGCCCCTATAAGATGATCTATGCGTTGCCGTCAACAGCCGGGAGTAACAGCCCAGAAGCGTCAGTCACGCCAAGTGCGTAGTTCTCAAAGCACATTGCACCAGTGATATCAATCGGCACTGCCGCAGCGATATCAAGATGCCCAATGAGATTTCGAGCCACAATACCGGAGTTATCTGCTTCAAGAGTCCCGATAAATACAGACCCCGAAGCGTTACCACGGCTAATGTAATTATCTGTAATAAGACAATTAGTAAGAGACTTACCCGTAGCTTCAATCACCGGTTCTGTACTGCTTATACCAAGGGTAAGGTAATTACCCTGAAGAATAAACCCATCGATATCCCCAGCGGTGGAATTAAGAAAACCATCCTCAGAGGTGTCCTTACCAAGTGCTCGGCAGTTTGTAATTTTCAACCCATCAGCTAAATTATCAGCAGGGCCAACAATGTAGTCAATAAAGTTTAAATCTGTATCAGACTGCGTGAATTTACACCCATCAAGCCAGAGATCTTTTGCGGCGAGATCAATACATTCAACAATATCAGCAAAGCCAGCGACGAAATTAATATTCCGGATTGTTACATTCGCCGCGGTGACATCAACATCTGCAGTCGCTGCGGTTGTAAGAGTTACCGTAGGTATCAAAGAACCGGTTCCAATTCCAACCACTGTAATGCCTATAACATCAAACACAAGCCCGGCAGCAGCGGCGACAACCTCTGCATGCCCCGGCATGACAACAATTACATCAGCTTTGCTCGCGGTACAGAGTCCTACCGCAGAATCAATAGTAGCTTTAGGGAAATCTGGGCTCGTGCCATCATAGGCAGAGCTACCAGTAACGGAAGACACATAGAAGTAGCTCCCGGTCGTAGTCGGAATTCCTGCCCCCATTACTGGGACTCCAAAAGAGGAGACCCCCTTAGGAAAATTAGTTAAACTCATAAATTACCTCCTAGGCTCCTGCGCTACCGTACAACCCTTTCCAGTTCATTACAAACACTGCAAATCGCATAGTAACTTTGAAGAGCGCATTGCCGGTATAAAAGTCATCAGCAGATTCCATATTTGCCTGTTCTTTCCAGTAAAGCCGTGCATCGTGATCGGGGCTTATGAGAAACCAAGCATCTTCATCAGTGAGGTAACGGGAAGTCATAATCGACCAGTCAACCACGTTATTGTCAGGAGAGACAACATTGATGTCGTTATTAGCTGCACCAACCACAAGGCCGGTTTGTCGGAGTTTCTCCGCGGTCCACTGTTCATTCGGGTGGATAAGGAGGTTACCTGCTGGCATCGTAATAGGCATACCCGTTTCATCTTCAAGGGCCCAGAAGTGTTCAAAAGCCGCACGGAGAGTGGTTTCAGAGAGATCAGCATCCGTAGTAGGAGTATTTGCAAGAGTTGCATCACCTGTGTAGAGCTGATCATGGGTAGTGTCGAATACGTAATCGCCATCCCAACAAGTCGTGGTGTCGAAGCCGTTATTAAACACAGTGTCAAAGAATATGACATCAGGTTTTATAGCCGCACTCTTTGCGAGCTTTTTCGGCATTTTTTCAAAGTTCCTAAAAAGGTCATCTTTGTGCATCTCTTGAGTGATCTGAAAACCCTTCGCATAAGCGGTGTAGTAGATCGTCTTACTATGTCCTTCAGACGGGAGATCAAAGATAATAGAATCGCCCTCGTCCTTCGTTACAAGGTGCCCTAGTCCAGAAATCTCACTTTCCTGATAGTGGTTACCCGGAGGTGCATTTTTGATTTTCGCTACCTTCGTGTAATCTCGTCCATAGTCTTCGTAATCGTCGAAGAAAATTTTATTCATATCACCGTCGAGGTGATTACTAAAAGCACCAGTATTAGCAATAGCCATGTGTTGTTACCCCCTAACCTTACTGCGCGTCTTCGAGACCAGTATAGCTGGATCTCGGGAAAGTCACATAAAGCCTCGTATGGGTGCCCCATGCGTCATTTGGGTTCTTCTGAAGAATTTGGCAAACTGCCTCAGTTGTGCCGCTAGAGAGGATTTCCATAGCACCAGTACCGCCGGTAAAATCAACTGCAGTGTAGAGCAGAGCTTCGGTAACTGCGCCATCGCTCGAAGCAGTTTGTGCCTCAAAAACCGAACCTGCGAGTGCCGGGTACATTTTAATCGTACTAGATGCGCCAGCAGTAGTCGTCTTTGCCTCGGCTGCTACACCAAGCACAGAGCCAGAATCAGTTGCAGAGACAATTGCCTCACCACTAGTATGAAAGAGCAGATCCCCCTTTGCGATAGTCTGAGAAGTAGCAAGGGTTACAGTTTTCAACACCTCACCACCACCATTTAGATTCATAATAAACTTAAACCCTTTCGGGCCGTCTTGATTAGCCATTCTATAGGCCTCCTAAATGTTAACGTTTAATGGTTTGACCCTTAGAGTCAGTCTGCGGCGTAAACTGCGCCCGTTGACTCTTCACGGGGTCATAGACTCCATCCGGATTAATAGAGGAAATATCACTCTCTACTTGGGCTCCAATGCCGCTAGAACGCTTGAGACCACGCTCTCGCTTAGCTACCTGTCGCGTTGCATAGACTACTTTCGGTATAGCCATGAGAATAGATTCATCCTCACCGCCAGCCGTAAGCTTCTTCAGCCCGCTGGGTGTGGAGTCCGCAGTGCGAATCCCACCGTCTTTAACCACTTCATAACCTTCACGGGAATGCTGGTGGATTTTATCAGTCCGGCTCCAGCGATATTCCATATCAGGCCGCTTCCCTTCGACTTCGGTTCTCGAAGAGGCTTTGGCGTAACGTCCTGTGATTTGGATTTCACTCAAATCAGGCATTTCGTCCTCGCCGATTCGGTATTCCCAGTCGCCCTTAGCGAGGGAGTATCGATCACGATTCGACTTAGAGAGCTCCCGGAGGGAAGCTTGATCTAAGCGGAGGAAAGTGTTGACGCCATCGTCGAACTGCAGCTTTCGCCCATCGTTGTCGTAGGATAGCACATCGGCGAGTGGAGTGTCAATGGTGATGGTAACGAAGGGGAGGTCAAGGGGTGGGGTAGGTGGGGTAGGGGTAGGGGTAGGGGCAACCGAAGGCTCTACAGGAATTTCGAGCTTAGCAACCGGAGCCGGTACTACCTCTTCGTCTGTCCATGTCGTGTCGTTGTTACTCATATCAGTCCTTGTCTCCTTGCTTTGTTAATACCTGCTTGCTTCTCAGAGAGCCCGATAGCAAATGCCTTTTGTTTCTCTTCCGGAGAGAGCTCCACGGTGACTTTCTTCTTCACCCCGGGATTCGGGGCTGCATTGATCCCCGTCTCAGCGAAGGTAGCGGTGTTTGCGGGTAAGGGGGCTGCGAGCTTCCCATTGGCTTTATCAATCGCGATAGCGACCTTCTCAGCTACGATGTCGTCGATGTTCTTGACCATAACGCGCTGGTAGGCCTTCTGGTACACCTCGGGGTCATAAAGGCGTTCTTGGGGCGGCATAGCGGCGACCTCACGGTCAATATCCGCTTTGTACTTCGCGTACACGGGGCCTTTTTCTACATCCTGCTCGAGGAACTTCTGGGACATATAGGTGTTATTCGCCGAGAGACGTTGTACTTCCGGAGCAAGTTTCCGCGCCATGAGTTCATCCATGGCCTTCTCAGGGTCGTCATAGAATGTGGATTTGATGCGTTCTTTGAAGTCTACATCGTTTTCCTGCGGTTGCTGAGGGCGGTTCTGGAGGGTACCAATAGCCTGCATCTGCTCCGCGGTGATACCCCCCGTCATGGATTGCTTGAGGTTCGCGACCTCGGCTTGCAGCTCCTCCGTGGTGGGGCCAGCGGCTACCGTCCCGGCAGCGAGTTGGTCCTTCATAGTCTGCATATCAGCTATGAGATCCTCCCGGGACTTGGTGGCGAAATCGCCCTCAGCGGCAACCCTCGCTGCCTCTGCTGTTTGTGGATCGACTATTTCCACCTCTAGATCTTCAAATGTGATCTCCGGGGGCACAATAGGTGCTGGATCGGAAAACCACTGCAGGTGAATGTTATCAAACCTGCGCTTTACGTTGTTCATCTCGAATGCTCCTTTTAATGGTTTCTATATGGGTGTCTATTAGGTCTAGCATGATAAGAGCTCCTTGGGCTCTGTATACCTCATGCACCGGCATCGCTTGCGTTAAGTTCCTGTACTCGCTCTGCCTGAGAGGGAGGAGTATCCGCTCCTTGAGGTCCCGCCATGCCCTGCTGCTGAGCATTTCCATCAGCCCCGCTAGTTGCGGTTGGCTTAAGGGTTCCTGAGGGTTGTTGCTGTCGAATGCTTCCAAGTTGTTGCTCCTTCATGAGGTCCATCTGGGCCATCATTAATTCCATGTCTTTATAGAAAGGTAAGTAAGAATCTGCATTGCGTTCTTCGAAGTGGTCGAAGATGGCTTCCATGAGTTTAGTTCCACCGACATAAAACTCCGCGGCGAGTTCTTTCATTTTCGGGGTAGCCTCAGGAGATTCCATCATCTGCGCGAGCATGAACATCTTTTCACCATACATAGAATACAGGTTAAAAAGCATCATCTTTTGCTCAATTTTGGCGTCATTGGTATCTGAGGCATCGGTGGTTTCAACCCGGAAAGAAAACACCGTCGGAATGTCTTCGACATTAAGGGCGAGGATTTCCTCAAAGATCTTTTGGTCACCTTCCGAGAGCATAGGGAGAATAGAAGCACGGGACTTGTCGGCATTTTTTACGAGCTGGAAAGCTGCGAGCTGGCCGATTTCTGCATAGGCTTCTTCGATGTTCTCAATGAGTGCCGAGGAGACCTTTTCATTCTGAGAGGCGAGGAAGAGCGTGCCCTTAGCGGTAGCACGAGTGCCGATAGCTTTGTTCTCGAAGCCCATCTGGGCATCAGGGAGTTGATTTGCCCGGTCGTTGTACTCCTTCGCCATCATCTCGGCTTGGATGGACTCGTAGCCGACTCCGGGGAAACGGATCGGTTGGAAGTCCTTCACGTCGTCCACGTCGATTTGTTTAAGAGGCCGGAATTCTTCCTCAACTCCATTAAGAGAGTTTGGGCCTCGTCGTCGGACGTACATTTGAAGCGATGCGATGTGGGTCGCATCCACTCGCATATTGTGTATTGCGTCAATTTCATCCTGCATTGGCTCTGAGATCCAGCCGGTCCCGAGTGCGTACAGTTGGTAGGGCAAAGAAATAAAGGGGATTCTAACGATAGGTCGTATGGATAGGTCATTGTATTCGATCCGTAAGAGTGATTGAGATTCAGGATGAAGCCAGAGAACGAGATCTTCGGGAATACCATCGCCGTCGATATCCCAGTACACATAACATTCCACAATTTCGTACATCTTAGTATCAGAGGAGATATCAATTCCTTGCCGAGAGAGATCCGCGGTGTGGTTTTCGTCCAGCACAGCTTGGTTACCGGCGAGAACGGTTTCTACTGCTTCCTCTGCGTAGATGCCCTGTTGCATACGCTGAAGGAGCTCGTGTTCCATGAGGTAAATACGATGGCCGATCCAAGGTGCGCGTTGGATATCGTACCAGTAGGGTCGTGTGAGGAAGTCTTCCATGCGAATGGGGATAACAGCAGGGGAGTTATGTCGTACACGAGAGACGACTTCAGTAGCTCCTGTGGCATTACGGCGCTTAAAGGTCACGGCATCTGTGAGCCACGGGATTTTCACAAACTGCGTCCCCATACGGGCGACATCATAGAATATCGTATTATTCACCTGCCGGAGGTTTAAGTGATCCTTAGACTCGGCCATGATGTTGAGGACTTTGGTAAGGACGCGAGCGTGGTCCTCGTTGCCCTTAACGTCTGTGATTTTCCAAAAGTCATTCCGGTTGCCGAAGATGTTCTTCAACATGGCAAAGATACCATGGGTAGAGGTCATAGTAATAGGGACTGTTACATTACTCGCTCCGTCCCATGGGTAGGTTTTGCGCTCTTGCTCGGGGCGGCCTTCGGAAATACGACGCCACTTGGCCCATTTCTTCTCCATAGTACCGCGTTCTTCTCCGGAGGTAACGGAGTTGATTTCAGTAGTAAGGTACTCGGTGAGAAGCTTCTGATCCTCCTCCGAGGCGAACATCCCGTCCTGTACGGGTTCAATGCCGAGATTGATATTCGCGTCGAGATTAAATTCCTGCGTGTCGTTTGCCATGAGTGCTCCTTTTAGTAACCCGTTAGGTTACTTGTTCGGTTTTTCCATCGTTGGGTCTGAAGGGCTCGGACTTCGAGCTCCTCCGGGGAAATGGGTTTAATAGAGTTCTTAACCCCACTAGAGATTGCATCGAGTATGTCCTTTTTAGAACTGCTAGGGAACCCACGAGACTCCTCGAGGACGGCATTCATATACACCTCATTGATATAGAGGTTCTTACGTTGAAGGATAGGGCCGAGCTCATTGCGTATGCGAGCGTCTTTATCACCAATGGCAGCAAAGGGCCGGAGGTGGAGGTAGATCTGCTTGTCGTGCTCAAGGCGGTTGAGAATGGGGCTTAGTACCTTGAAACCCGCATTGGACTCGAGATACGTGGAGCGAAGGTATCGACCATAGGTGACGGCGAAGTCAAACATCCACTCGAACATCGTGTTGGGGTCAACGTAATCGGCCTTCATGTCAAACACGACATGGCGACCGGACCAATGCGTCCCGAGCATCACCACCGCGGACTTCGAAGTCTTCGCGGAGATGTATCTCTCCGTGCCTGCAGGGTCAACTGCCATAAGGACATCGAACTCGGAGAGAGGCCGCTCAGCGTCGTAACCGTGCCCTTCTGGGTCGAATTCCCTCCATGTGACCCAGTATTCGTTATTATGGGTAGTAAGCCCCGAGGTCTGGAGGGGGAAGTCGATAAATTCGGCTAACCCACTGCTTTGTGGGTTATTCTCATACTGTGTCGCCCATGTCCACCAGTCGTCCTCGGCGATCTGTTGGAAGTCCTCTAGGGAGAATCTTTCAGGAAAAATTGGCTGATTATCTTCAATAGCCTGACGGTAGTAAATACTCCATTGGCCTTTTTCCTTTGCCTCGAACCCCGGCATAGGATATCCAAGCACTCGATAGGCACGGTCAATAATATCAGCATACAGATCATCAACAGCATAACGAGTCCCAACGACAAACGACCAAGAGCTTTGAGGAGATATAAAAAGACTCGGGAGGTTTGTCCAAAACCAATTTTTAATGTTCTCCATCTCGGTACCCGAGGCTCGCATTGCATTGAGGACCTTTTCGCCGAATGGGTCGTCGAGGACGTGACCAGAGTGGTGCATGCCCTCCGCAGATCCCCCAGCGCCCCCGGGCAATACGGTTGGTTCTCGAAAGGTCTTAGTTCTATCGGGGCGAACGATCTCTTTGTCGTTCCAACGTTTAGCATTAGGTTCGGGAACCCCCTCAGGGTAGAGGGCAGCGAAGAATATGTTAGAATCGTGGATGGATTTGATGGTGTGCATGAAGTTGTGGGCTCGGTCACTTGTTGCTCCAGATATTCGTATTCGTTCATTCGGGTCGCGGTTGATGAGCCACGCGGTGCCGCCTTCGGTAGTGCATGTGCTCTTAAAGTGGCTCCTCGGGATGTACATAGCAGCGCGTTTCCCGGGTAGGGTGTTCTCCTGCCAGAAGTTGCACATATCCATATGCAAATGGGGAGTTAGACTCTCGAAGGGCCCGGAGTAAGCTGCAATGACTTTTAAAAAGAACCAGAGGTTCACGAATCCGGCCTGCCGCAGGACTTCGCGAAACGTCGTGGTATTTGGATAGTTGCCGGTTTGCACTTCTGCGAGGACTTGTTTGAGTACTAACTCCCCATCGGGGGCGGAGAACAGCGGAGCCTTAGGGTGTGGGGTGATTACGGGGGAAATCGGGACAGGGGGTAGCAGGTCCTCCGGGGCTTTGGGGGTGATGAGGAGTTTCTTGGCCATTACTCACCAGCCTCCCACGTAGGAATTGCTTCCCGGGGGGTAATTCGGGGTACGGGAGGAACGAGGGTGGGGGTAAGGAAGGATTTTTCATCATTTGCTCCTATAAGGGCTCCAAGGCCCTCTTTTGCGGACTCTAGCATCTTCATATCGAAGTTAATAGCAATACCCGGGGTGGAGGAAGCGGCATTAAGTTTAGGATTAAGGCCGATTATGTCCATTACCCGGTCGGCTGCATGGCGAGCATTGGTGGGGTCAGTGGTCACCTTCGCCATAAGGGCAAGGTACACCTCAATGGCCTTGTCACCGAGAATATTTTTTACATACGCCTTGACTTCATCCGGGGGGAGGCCCCCGAGTATGGAGGCTTCCGGGTTTTCCGGGTTGCTACTACCTTGTTCCATTACTCGGAGGGTATCATGCCTTGGGCTTCCTTTGCTACCCTTGGGGGTCACGCGAAATGTAAACCTACCTTGTTTTTGGGCCCCATAATGCCTTGACCATTAGCCCGCCCGCGCGTAGGGTTTTCCGAATTCATATAGAGAAAGTCGCATATAAGGGTTTCCATATGTAATTGATCAAAGGAATGATTGAATGAAGGGAGTGGAGAGGATGGAGGGAATGGAGAGTGTACAATAAAGGATACACCCGAGAGGTAAAATCACCACAAGTGGGTCAGAATGACACAGTGGGTCAAAGTGACCCAGAGGTGTGCACAAAAGGATACACCTCATGTACGTGAAAGCGTACCCCGCACTATGGGAAATATGCGGAAATAGACGACTATGGGAACTATACCCGCTTCCGTCTCTTGGAGAGATTAAGCTTGAAAAAGGTCCAGTCTCTCCAACACCTCCAGTCTCTCTCATTCAAGGTTAATCTCTCCTCTAATACTAATAAATATATAGAGTATATATAGTATATAAGCATAGTAAGTGAAGGGCACACGGGAAAGCGTAATGTGTGAGATATGTGGGGAATGTGGGGTATGTGAGATACCTCCAGAATATCCAATCCCCAAGGGTAGCAATATCCATGCCAAGAATACCTGAGTAAAATACACAAAGTACACCTCCCAAGCTGGGAAGATCCACCAAGGGAAAAACACCACAATACTATAGAGGAAAGGCATAGAATCCCGTGAGTGGGCTGTGAAGGGGTCGCCAAGGCGTCAAGGGGAGAAAGTGGACAAAGTATCCAACTATGCCCCACATCGTCGCGTGGTGGGCACATGGGGACGTATGCGCCAATATGCCACCAAATATGTCTAATAAAGATGAAGGTGTGCCAATATGACCCGATTCACCCCCAAATACCTCCAGAGGAGGGCATAATGGGCCAATTTGAATCCCTATATAGCAAAACCCGCATAGTTAAATCGTTACCCTGTAAGGAGTTACGTACTTGGCACACTCTATGCAATATATTAGACGTTCCCCATTGGGGGCTGGCCGAAAGGCATCTAAAAGGAGAAATACTTCTCATGACCGAAATAGAAAAGGCAACTCAACTTCTTGAACCACTTTATAAAGAAGTGGAGCAGATCACCGGGAAACGTCGGGAAGTCTGCATGCATGAACTGGAAAGACTGCTTGATGCGATGCAGATATCAAACGATGACCTTGGGGCCGAATTGTACTATCAAGACCTTTATACCTAACTGCCTGACGAGCCGGTGAAATCCCGGCGAAACGCTACGGCGTCGCAGTAGTTCTTTGACATATGTTTCCTTGCATCGTAGACCGTCGGTGATAGGGAATTGCTATACGTAGTAGCGCCGGTAGGTAGTCTCATACCTAACGGGCAAAAATCGTTCTAACACATAGGAGTTTTAAAGATGAACAGCGAAACCTTGACAGCGTTAGTAGTAGAAGCGGAGAAAACAACCATTGACATAATGAGTGGTCCTTTCAAGGGGTCAACCATTGTATACGATGCGACTAACGGCGAACAACTGCTCCCGAAAGGCGAGACTCGAGACTACTTGTACCGCATCACCGATGGCGTAGGACGCTCAACGTACAGCGACAAGGCGCGATGGGACGGGGACAAGGTACTCGATTTGGTCGTGTACCAGTATCCCGATGCAGAAGAGCTTAAGAAACGCAAAGCCTTAGAAGCAATGGCGAAAGCGAAAGCTACAATGCGTGAATTGGGAATAGAATTCTAATGCAACGCCCTAACGTAGTAACGCACGACGGCTACAAAATTGCGCTCTCCCGGGTTATCCGTAAAGGTGGCGAATACGCACCTACAGCGCAGAAACTACTTACTCGCCATAATGTATTGAGTAACCAAGTTGAGCGTTCCGCGTACAATATCGACGCGGATACGTACCTTGAGAAGCTCGCGAGATTCGAGGCGAAAATGGACACAGTAGTCCCCGCGTTAGAAGTACTTAGCGCATAAGACGCAAGGGTAAGGAGGGTAAAACCTCCTTACCCTGTTCTTTTCAAAGCATAGAAAACCCGAGACTTTCCCCATACTCAGCCGCGCTTGCGTGGCTTTTAATATATATCCCGTCCCGTGACCCAGAATCTCGCATACTCAGCCGCGCAATGGGGACGGGGTGGTGGGTGACCACACCCGCCGTAGGGCACGGATAGGTGGGTGAGGTGGGCAAGGCACAAGGAGCTAATAGCATGAAAGTAGTAATCAACACCTGTTGGGGTGGATTTAGTCTATCAGAAGCTGCGATGAAAGAAGTCGCAAAGCGGAAAGGCATCGTATTGCATGAGGTAATAGAGAAGGAGTCCTACGGGGAAGTCTCGCACTTCGAAACCCCCGAGGGGGAGTACTACTCGGAGTATGCCTTAGAGGGGTCACGCAATGACCCGGATCTCGTAGCAGTTGTGGAGGAAATGGGGCAGGCCGCGAATGGAGGCAACTCGAAGCTGAATGTAGTAGAAGTCCCGGATGACGTCAAGTGGTATATACATGACTACGACGGGATGGAAGACGTGCAAGAAGAACATAGGTCATGGGGATGAAGGAGGCAATGGGATGAAAATCTACGAACTAACGAGGTTTGAAACTGTGGAAACAGTATACACCCAGACAGTAGTCATCTCCGCGGAGAGCCCGAAAGATGCGATTGCCAAAGCAATGAAAGGCAAAGGAGACGTGACATACGCGGATCTCGCGTATACCGATAGCAGCATGGAAGACTGTACCTTCGAAGTAGACCCCGATTCGGTAGAGGAGGTCACCGGATGAGTAGGTTAAAAATAACCCCCCGTGATGTCCTTAAAGCCCTCGCCATGGGGGTGATTGGGTTCGCAGTACTGATGATTGTATGGTGGGGGGCAGCGTAAGGGATGAGGAGATTAAATACCACAAGGAGCAATGTATGATCGCAACAACCGGCTATACCACCAAAGCCGCACTCAAAGCCGCCATTGGTACTATGCTGCACTTCGCAGAGACATCGATATTCGGCCCGGAGTACCAGAGTACTGGGCATTTCAACGTTGTGGGGCCTGATGCGCATAACCGGAAGTGGTATGCAACAGTCACCATGCAAGATGATATTATTACAGGAGTAGAGTAAATGGAAAATGTAAAAGAACTGCTTAAAGAAGAAATTTACTACGAGACAAAATCCTATTACATCGAAATTAGCACCATACATAATGATTTTTTCAACCTATACCGTATTCCTCCCGGAGCAGAGGGCGGAATTTTAATCAATGCTCTCACCCATTGGCCCTTTTCACACATAAACCTCCCGAGGTTTCCTCGTAAGCAACCATTAAGAGCGCATCTCGCGAAGTACTTAAAGGACATGAATGGCGATTATTGCCTTGGTCGAATTTGGATAGCAGACAATCTCCTTGACGGTGAGAAGTTCTTCCTAAACGGGATACCAGAAAAGGAAAACCCCCTGTTCACCAAATACCGTAAAGTACGAAGTGCAAAGGAGTGGTACGAGAAGGTAACAATTGCCGCAGAGAACACCTACGAAGCGAGTAACATTTTACACAACGGAGGGGGGACTGTAATAGAGGCCTCAATGAGCACTTATCCAGTAACATTTACCGAAACCACTAAAGTAGCCTTCGAAGGGAAGATGTAATGGTGTACCTTGATAAGGTACTAGAACGCATCAAAGCAGAGCCGGGTGGTACACTCAACACCGAGAGCTTCTATGACCACAGCAGAAAAACCGGCTACTTCGTAGCACTGAGAGAATACACCTTCACGGTGCCTAAGTGGACCCTGTACCAGAAGCCCATGCCCATGATTGTAAAAAATATAATCTGGGCGATTGTATTACAAAAAGTAGCCAATACCTACTTCGGTTGGTGGTGGCAAGGAAATGCTGACACTGTAGAGTTAAATCTCACCAAATGGATAAAGGACGAACCCATGGCGAGAGAATACGCTACGCAGAGCGAACAGATCAGCATCTGGGACATACAAGGTAACAAGGAGTTAATAGTATGAAGTTTCGAGTAGTAGAAGTCACCTATGCGAGTGGGACTGTGTGTTGGCAGATACAGAAAAAGCCTCGTTTCATCCCAATTTGGGTTAATCTCGTAGACGATTATGATAATTTGCTAATATACGAAACCAAAGCCCGCGCATGTAAGCGGGTTAAGAACGAAGAGTATCGAAAAGCCTGCGTGAAAAGGGTCTCATCCAGAATTGTATCATGTGAAGAGGAGAAAATATGAAGTACACAGTAAAGGTCACCTACGAAAAAGGCGCAACAAAGGGCGAGTGGTCACGGGAGTTCGATAACGAACACCAAGCAAAGGACTACGCCGAGATGATCCGCGAGGTCTCCACCATGGCACAAGGTGCGGATGTAATAGAGTGCGAGATAACAAGCGACGACACAGAGGAGTGGTAGAGGTATGAAGCAGCAGAGGTATGAAGAGGCATTGCAGGACATCATGAGTATTGCGAAGAGGTATGCAGAGGGCTTCAATGTGTGCTATGAGCCGGAGATTGGATACAAGTTGATTATAAACCATATCGAAGATTTAAAGATTAGTGAGTGCCCCGAAGCACCGGTTCCCCCACCCTCCGTAATGGGCTTCAAGCTGTTCCGGAGGGAGAGGGGTACCAATAACCTCCTCTCCCTTGGCCTCGCGAACCCGAATATTGTGACCTACAACCAACTTTCACCTACGGAGTTCCCGAGTGACACCCCCGCGACGTTCTTTACCTCAAAGGAGAATGGACTCGAGTTGTTGAATACCTGTATCTATGCAGGAAGCAACCGAGAAGTCTTCGTTATGCACCGCATTAAAGCAACCGGGGTAGTACCGGAGTGGAATGGCAAACCGAAAGGCTTCCCGTTTGCGAAGGGCACGAAGTTCGCCACCAGCATCAGCATTGAGAAAGAAATCCCCCTACAGGTGACCTACAGTGTCAGTAAATAATGATCTCCAAAACGGATTCCTCGAGAACCTTCGAGAGGCCCTCGGGGTCTCCGGGAGTTTGGTGGATGCAATAGACTGGAAGCGGCTCCAATCCCCAGCCATGGGGCTCATTAGGGCATTGTATTACAAAGTAGATATCCTTGAACACATGGACCTCGTATTGGCAGAGAGCGGTGCAGAGGTGCTGCAGGGGCAAGTGAATGAGGCAGAGGAGGAGATCACACGCCTCAAGGACAAAGTGCAATACCTAGCCGAGGCACTCGCATGGGAACGAAGTAAGGAGGAAGACTGAATGGTTGATGTGAAAGACGAATTACACAAAGCAATAGAGAGCGCCGAGAAGCTACTTGATGTAGTGAACATTCTCGAAGCCGTAGGGATTGATCGAGAGAGGCTTAGGAGCTCCGCCGTTGGGGGGTATTTATATATCTCCCTCCCAGACATCACGGAACTCGAACCGCTCCGGGAGAGACTACGAAGCTTGGATGAAGGCTGGAGGGATACCTTAGCCTCAATATGGCATGGAGGGGGGAATACCATGTGCGCCACATGGGAGAACCCAGACTTCCCGTGGGTTCACATATGGCTCACGTTCAACAGCGAAGCCCCACCAGAAGGGCTTCTTAAACCCGGATGTAGGATAGAAACCACAATTAGCGAGGGCAAAACCGTGGTGTGTGGCACATGACAAAGGAAGAATTGAAAAACCTCAAGCAAGACGTAGATACCGTTGAAATCCGGATGTATTCACCGTTGGTGATTAAGGAGCTGCTTGGCCATATAAAAACCCAAGAAGATGATATAAAGGATTTAAAAGATCTTCTCCTTAGGGCACAAGGCACCATATGATCCAACCTCTTATGCACACATATGCAACCCTCGGGGGTGTACCTGTCATAATCCAATGGCCGAGGGTAAGTGAAGCTGATGAAATTGATGACATAAGGGTCTCTATTGATGAAAACGCCGTAGCTAATATGATGGTAGGCCCGGACATCACCGCTTTTAACATCAACGAGCACACAACGGAGATATATGCCGCGGCAATGGCAGAGCATCGTAGGGGCTAAGGAGGACACGAGGTACCAATGGAGGTTAAGGTGTAGGGTATGTGGCTTCTCATGGGTCACCCCAGAAGGTGTGACCCTAAGTGCGCTTACTACTACCCTTGAAACACAGTCCTTCGCCCCATGCGGGTGCATGGGGAAGGGCGGATTGAGATACATATTAGACATACAGGAGATAATAGAGTGTACATAAACGTGGATGTAGACGAAATGGACATAGAGGACTTATATAACGAAATGCGCGAAGACGATATAAGGGAGTTCCTAGCGAGAGCGAAAGCCGATGGGATTAGGGTGCCTAGTACGGCGGACTCAGATATACGCATCATAACGGAGTCCTTACAGGATATCCCTATGTTCGCTGTAACGAGCCTTGTGGGGATATGTAAGAAAATGGAGAAAACAGAGGTAGGATACCTCCAAACCATGATGGATGTCATGAAGGTCATGGTAGGTGTTGCCCCATAACCTTTCCATTTCGCTTGACACGGAAGAGATGTATGATATACCCTAGGAGAACAATATGAATAACGACGACATGACCCTGAAACAAATGCACAAGTTGGCGGTGAGGAAGTGGAAGTTTATGGTAAAGCATGCGGGGGAATTTGGAAGCCCCGTCGATGCTATTACGGCATTATGTTTAGCCCATCCGGAGTACAGAGAACTGGTGGGTTGGGGCTCTTGTAGCTACTGCTTTAGGTACGGCAATGTGTGTAATAATTGCCCCTTAGAGGAATATGATGAGTCTTGTACAAACTCCGACTCATTATATGGCAACTGGGCAGACGCCCTAACCACCCACACCGACTTCCCGTATGCGAAGTACATGCTAGCCCTCACGAAGGTCATCAAGGCCGAATACAAGTACCACGAGGCGACGAATGGGGAATGAACCGAAGAGAGAATCGTCGGCAGGTGGGCACTACTACGGCACGTACCGGGAGTGCCCGAGAAAGTGGTTCTTGCGGTATGTACTTGGGTATCAGCCGACAAAGACCGCCAAGGCCCTGATATTCGGTGGCGTGATGCATGATGCGCTTGAGTTTTACTACATAGAATGCAACCGGGATGTGAAAAGTACTATAGAATTTTTCCTTAGAGCTATGAATGCTCGGCAAGAGGACTACTTCAAACCCGAGGACTACGAAGGGGATTTAGTTAAAGGTGTGAACCTCTTGAAGGTATGGCACAACGTATGGTATGAATACGACCTCAAGCACTATGACCTCGTGAGCGTGGAGGAGCCCATGGAGTTGCGTCTCGGCCCGAATGAGGACTTTGTGTTCACAGTACGCACTGACCGTATCATGCGAGACCGCACGACGAAGGCGTATGTGATATTCGACACGAAGACCACCGGGTGGTCTATTGACGGAACGTATAAATCCGTTGATTGCCAAGACCAGATGACCTCGTATATATGGGCAGTGCAAAAGATCCACCCTGAGTGGAACGTGACGGTAGCCATTCCGGATATCATCTATAACCGAGGTAAGGTCCTGAAAGCTGAGCGCCCCGGGGAGATATACCGTGACCGGTATGCTATTGGGCAATTTGAGGCAGGTATGTATGGCACGATACTGGAAGGTAGCAGCAAAGTACAAGCATTGCTACAAGCAGGGGCTTCTACAGATCCCTCCATCCCCCAGTGGCCTGCCGAGGTGGTCTTCCCCCGAAACGGAGCCCAATGTGCCAAATTTGGATGCGACTACATCGACATATGCCGTACAAAGCAATGCGCGGAGAGGGTCCCGGTTGGGTTCCAGCGAGACGAATGGGTACGAGAAGGCCTCGAGGGGCTAAAGGGTATTAAATCATTGGAGGATTTGTATGGGAGTAATTAGCAGATTATATAAGAGAGTGTCTATCTTAGAAGAATGGAGGAATTACTGTTATAAAGTACTTCCTGAACTACAAGCAGCAGGGAGCATGCTCAAAGCACAACGTGCTGGTGAATTACAAGGTAACGCAATACTTGCAATCCGATTGAAGGATTTGAGTAAACGCCTTGATAAGTACGAAGAAACCACAGCATGGCAAGACATGGTAGACTCCGAGCTTACTAGCCGAATATGGGGTGCAGACTGGAGGATTATACAAGTACAAACATGTTCAAAGCAGATTAAAATAGTACACGCAGGGGATAGTTGTCCGAAATGGATTAACTTCTCCGACCGACCGTGGAAAACACAGGAGACAACATGAGTGCGAAAGTAGAAATAAAAAGAGTACCGCCAGAAGACGTTACAATCTTTGAAGACGGTTGTTTCTATAAAGGAACGGGGGGCCCAAATAGTTGTGTAGCAGTGTTCACTAGAGGCCACATGACATATCTCGCCGATGGATCGTTTTATTCTTCTGACGAAGAAGCCCATCGGTATGACACTTGGGAAAAACTCACAGCAGGTACAGTAATCACCCTTACGGTAGGGGAGTAGTTATGGCGAAAATGTCATACACAGAAGGCCGACCTGAATGTGTAGTGAAATTTCACCCCGGAAGCCTGTACCTACACCTAAATAAAGACCAAGTAGTTATGTGTTATAAACGGAGGTGTCTGGAAGGGAGCAACATTGTAAGAGAACAAGGGGTCTTCTTAGTCGATGTTGTAGACGGTACTGAGTACAACACACGGTCTCCGGAATCATGGATAGAGATGCCGATAGGAAGTGAAGTACTTCTTATTCAGAACAGGGTTAACTCATGGTAAAAGCAAAAAATTGGGCGGAAAATATTCACATCTACGACTCTAGTGATACAACAGCACTACCGATTCGGCTGTTGCTCTACGGCGAGAGTGGTGCGGGCAAAACCCGCTTTGCCCTCACCGCACCCGATCCATTTTTCATCAACACCGACAAGGGGCTCAGTACCGCGAGGGCTATGGGGGTGAACCCCCGGTACATCGACATCTCCGAGGAGGACCAAGTATACCGCACCGTGAAGGCGATACTGATAGAAGCCCGGGATTCGAGTGGGTACTTCGCAGAAAATCCGGCAGGTACAATAGTAATCGACTCTCTCACTGCGTTAACGGAAGCGTTGCTGAATGAAACCATGCTGAGGCCTGATAACCCCAAGATGTCCCGCAAGGACCCGACGAGCGAGAAGCCCGAGTTCGACCACTACGCCGCGTTAGGAAATCGCCTCAAGACCCTCCTTAACATCACAAAGGACTCACCGATTCATATCATAGCCACAGCAGGTATCAAGGTAGACACCAGCGAGCTCACGGGTGAACGTCTTGCACGACCCAACCTCGTTGGGGCCCTCCGAGAGACCGTCGCCCACTACTTCGATGAGTTCTACTACATGGAGCCCAAAGGCAACGGTGAGAAGGTCAAGTACTTTACCTACACCGCGAAGAAAATGCAATTCGGTGCGAAGTCACGTAATGACCGGCCCGCGGTGTTGGAGAACGCGACCTTTAAGGACCTGATATGACCCCATCTCCCTCCGACCAAGATATCCTCATGCTATGGATAACTAACCTTAACGACGAAGCCCAAGTCACAGCAGATTCAATAACAATCGGTGATAGGCGGCTAGTATTCGACACGGTTGGGGCCCTCGCACGAGTGGAGCATCTTAACCCAACTGGGCAAGTAATAGGTAAGGTACTTGCGTAATGAGAAACCCTACCACCAAGGCACACAGTGCCGTAACACTACTAGTCACAGGAGACTAACACACATGCCAGAAATTAATGTAGCAGGACTCGAGAAAGCAAAAGCCACCGGACGAGAATCCCTTCCTACCGGCCCGTATGAAATCACCATCACCTCCGATACCAAGATCCACGACCGAGACAACGATGGGGTGAAGCTGAGCCTTCAGCTTTCCGGTATGGTAATCGACGGCCCCGTGATTGTTGACCAAGACACCGGAGAGGAAACCCCCACCGAAGGTCGGAAGACCACGGACTTCTTCCAACTCACAGGGCTCAATGAACACAAAGACGGTGGGGACTACGCGAAGAGCCGCCTGAAGTCCATCTGTCTCGCGGTAGGCTATGACGCCACCGATTCCTTCAACACCGATGACTTCATTGAAGCCGCAGTAGGTGAGACCATCATTGCAACCAATAAACTCCAGAAGGATAAACGCCAGAGCGAGCTAATGGGCGAGATGATAATGCGAGAGAATTGGGTTAGCTACAGAGCCGAATAGATAGGATTCGGGGGGAGGGGCAACTCCCCCCGTTGCTCTAGGAGGAAATAATTTGCAGCTAACTGACATGGAAACCCGGACAAGGGACTACTTACCCTATGCAGGACTCACACCCATGGTGTACTCTTGGTGGTTCTGTTGTAGGCCGTGCCCGAGGTGTGGCACAGCGTCTCGTATGATGACAGATGGGACATTGGTGAATTTCTACCACCCAGCGTGTGGGTATACTGAGGGCAAAGCCCCGGATAGGAGATATTACGCATGAAGAAATATTGGATTGGATATGCTACAGCGAGTATCATGTGTACGGTAATATTATTATTGCCTTTTAAATGGTGGGCTCTTTTAATCGTAATTGGTATCAGTGTTGGCGGTACAAAAATAGCTATGAGGGTTAAATCATGAAATGGGAAACAGTAACCGAATGGGAACGTAAGAACGATAAAGAGTACCCCTATTGGGCGTCTGTATGGTCATATGATGCATACGGTGAGTGCTGGGAAGGGGTATTGTGGAGAGAGCGGGTGAGTTTTTATAAAGAAGAACGAGAACGGTCAAAAGGCCGGGCAGCTTGGGATTTTCGCTACGAACCTATGGTGTGCTTGCCTTCTGATACACATCCAAAATGGGGAGACGGGACGATGCTTGTAAGGAACCCTGTATGACCCCTTCATGGACCGAGTACGACCCGAACAACCCGCCAACTGATACGAGTAAGCATGTGTTGTGGGAGGTAGAACATGCAAACGGTGAGACTGGAGCGATATCGTGGGCTAAGGATTCTGGCCACAGGGTTCCACTTGCAATAGCGAAGCGTTGGCTCTACATCGAACCCTACGTCAAACCCGAACCCGAACTTGCCCGGTGTGGGTGTGGAGGTGAGGCCGACAGACTCAATGTCGGTGGCGTGCGTTGCTTGGCCGATGGTTGTTTCCGATTTGTTCGTGGCAACTCGCGAGCCGAATCCGACCACATATGGAACGCTGCGCAACGTAACGATAAGTTGGCCGCCGAGGGATACACCGACTCGCAAGCTCAAACAATTACCAACGCCTGCAAGCAAACCGGCACAATCGACCGTGGCAGTTTTGCCGACCCCACGCCGCACGATATACCTGACGAGATTGGCGCATGGACAGTCAGTACTCTGGGCGCAAGCGGGAAATGGATACGTAATGACCGCAGCCCAATGTATGCGGCCCACTACCGCAAGGTCAAGAAGTGCAAATGGACAGAGGACGAGGACGGAATTTGGGAAACGAAATGCAACAACCTCCACGAGTTTCTGGCGGACGGGCCAGTAGATAATTGCTTTGAATACTGCCCCTACTGCGGTGGCGAGATCGCCGAGCGAGGTGAGGGATGAAAGGTAAAATAAACAAGGCAGGCTGTTTGTGTATTGAACGTGGAGGAAAGATGACAAAGCAAGGTTGCCCGTATGGTGAAGACCCATGCTATTGCGGCGATTGGTGTCCGTTATTCGGTGAGCCGAAGGTAATGGGACCGGGGGCACAACACGTGGCATATTTACAAATCCATTGTGGCGGAGTAAGGCATTTTCAATTTGATTCATTCACCGACGAGCGAGGTAACGAATGACACCAGAACAGATAGACAAACTTATAGAGTTTCGCAATAGAGAGCCGGACTTGTATTTCAGCCCCGGAAGTCATGTATACAGTATGACATGGTGCGATTGGATGAAATCGGGGGTAGACGACCTACTCGCCGAGGTAGAGAGGCAAGCCGAAACCATCGCCGTCATGAAGGGCGAATATGCTATGCAATCGGGACGAGATACCAAATACATCTACGACACTGTTGTACTTGGTGATGCTTACGCCGTTGCGTTGAATAAAACCCATGCCGCCCTACAGGAGACCCTCTCATGAAACCCCTACAGAATTTGCTCCTCTACCTCCTCCTCATTACTGGCGGCTTTATCATTGGCCTTACCCTTGGTAACATCAATGTTACAAAGTTACAAGCAAAGCATACTCTCGCTCTTGAAGTCGCCTATGCAGAGAGATCGTACACCGTGGAGCTCGGTCAACGTGATGCGAAGCGGCTTGCAGCAGAAATTGAGATGCGTGAGTACTACCGGAGTAACCTCCTTGAAGCCTCAAGACGCATTAGCGAATACGCCCAATGGATCTCGGACCTGCTCATTGCTGGCCGTGAAACCCTGAATCAATTAGAGGAGATTTATGGAATTTCGCAAGTACCAGCACGTTGAACGGTGGGGGAATCGGGAAGTAGAAGGAATTGAAGATGGAGTATGCCATGTGTTTCCGAAAATCGACGGTACCAACGCCTCGGTATGGTGTGAAGATGCCTCCATCTGCACAGGAAGTAGAAACCGTGAACTTGAGGAAGGAAGTGATAATGCTGGCTTCCGAGCATGGGCAATCGATAGCGTCGAACTCAGCACGTACTTCGCAAAGAACCCGAGTCACCGGCTCTTCGGTGAGTGGCTCGTACCCCATTCTCTCAAGACCTACAAGCCGGAAGCGTGGCGGAAGTTCTACGTCTTCGATGTCGTGGTGGAGAATGGCACCGAGGATTTCATGTACATGCCATACGAGATATACAAGCCCCTATTGGAAGACGCAGGACTGCTGTATACCCCCTTAATGGCGTATGTGAAAAGCGGTACCTACGACCAATTCATCGATCAGCTTAAGAAGAATACCTTCCTCATCGAGGACGGGAAGGGCATTGGTGAAGGAATCGTGATTAAGAACTACGGCTTTTGCAATCGCCATGGGCGTACCACATGGGCGAAAATCGTAAGCAACGAGTTCATGGAAGATCATAAGGGCACAATGGGGGCGCCGGTGGTGAAAGGGGCTACCGCGATGGAGATGAAAATCGCAAATGAATTCGTCACCAAGATGCTGGTGGAGAAAGAGTATGCGAAGATAACCAATGTAGAAGACGGGTGGGATAGTAAGTTCATCCCCCAGCTCCTACATACCTGCTTCTATGTGCTCATCACGGAAGAAATCTGGCAGGTGTTGAAGCGGTTCAAAAACCCCACCATCGACTTCAAAGCAATGCACAATGCCGTCACATATATGGTGAAAACCCACATGCCGGAGGTGTTTACATAGAGAATTCCTTTTCCTTGGGGGGTGTTGGAAGTGTACCTATCACATTAGTAAACAAGTCCCGACAACGGAGTAGGAAGGAAATAGAATGGCCCGGGACTGATAATCCGGATACCATGAATACCTTCCCTTGGAGGTGCAAATCCTCCTCCCCCATAGAGACAGTGGATTGGTCGTTGACCTGCCCCGCTGTCCAAAATTGTTACCTGCTTGAACAGGACGTAGGTAAAAGAGCAAGGAAGGGGGGATAACCTCTCCCCCCTTTTCTTGTTCGACTTAATAGGAGAATGAATGGAAATAAATAGATACCTCCCACAAGGGGACCGATTGCTCCTCCGCCCGCTTCGTGATGCCCCACGGCAAAGGGGTATCATCATACCCGAGACGGCCCGGAAGAATCGCTACAGCGCATTAGTGCTCGAAGTCGGGCCCGATGTGAAGTCCAAAGCCCTCACTCGCTACACCACTGTTATGTACGACAACCATGCAGGGGTACTAGTTGACCGAGAGCGTAATTACCTCATCGTCGTGGAAGACGACATTATTGCAATCATCGAGGAGGATGAATAATATGTTTGTAAACGAAATTACATTCGGGATATCCATAGGAGGGCTCACGAGTGGCTCCGTGGGGTTCATGATAGAGCTCACAGGGGAAGAAGCCACGAGTGACGAGTTGGGAGATCTCCTTATCGCCATACGCCGCCATGATAAGGGGCCGTATAAATCCGTGCAACTCCGGGGGGAATTCACCGCACTCAATAACATCGACGTTATGACCCTCGTGAAGTCCCTCGCTGATGTCGGGTACCTCGTGCAGGTCGTTACCAATGGGA